TCTAACAAACGGTTTTAGAATAGCAACATCTGGGGGCTATTTTGCGTGTTGTCACACGTTTAATAACCCATTTAAAGATGAAAATGGTGATGAAATGTTAGCTAGCACACATTCAATTGAAGAAGGGCTAAAAAGCCCAACTAGAATGAAAATGTTAGATGATTTTAAAAATGATATTAGGCATCCGGCTTGTGTTGTTTGTTGGTCAGCAGAAGATGCTGGATTTGTTAGCAAACGAGAAAGAGATAATGAAACATATAAGACTACTCTTGAATTATATCCAGAAAGAAAAGATTCTGATTTATTTTTTTTAGAATTAAATCTTGGTAACACATGTAATCTCGCATGTAGAATATGTCATATATCTGCATCATCAAAATGGAAAGACTTTCATCATGTAACAGAAACCGATGTGACCGAAGAAAGATTAGACTATTATGTAGATAAATATTCAAAAGCATTTAGAGACAATAGTATTGTTTGGGCTGAATTAATGAGTATACTTCCTGAAGTTAGAAGTTTAGACATATATGGTGGTGAACCAATGTTGATGAAAAAGCAATGGGAGATTTTAGAAATGTCCGTTAAGTTAGGATATTCTAAAACACAACAAATGAGTTTTAATACAAACGGCACAATTATAAATGAGAAATATATTGATATTTTAAGCTCATTTGAACAGTGTAGAATTGGTTTTAGTATTGATGGTGTTGGTAAAAGATTCAACTATTTAAGACATTTTGGTAAATGGGATGTGGTTAGTGAAAATATTAATATTTGGCAAAATAAAGTTAAATTAATTCCAGACCATAAAATAATCTTTGAGGTGTGTTGTACTATATCAATGCTAAATGTTCTTTATGTTTTTGAGATGGTTGATTTTGTTATTGAGAATCATTTAAAATTAATGATAGCTTTTGTTTACAACCCTAGACACTTACATATTGGATATATGCCAGAGAAGTGTAAAAAACTTATTTTAGAAAAACTTGAATCCGAATATAATCTTAGGATTTTACAAATTAATGATGATACAACAATAGATGATTCTGAAAAACAATATAGAAGGGATGTAATGAGGCAAGCACATAAAGTTATAAACACATTAAAATTACCTGTTGAGGGTACACAAGGCGATTGGCAAGAATTTAAGAGACAAACATTAGCATTAGACATTTTAAGGAATGAATCTTTTGCTGATACATTTGCGGATTTAGAAGAAATATATAATATTACAAAAACAACAAAATTAATATAAGATGTCAGAAAGACTATTAAAATTTAAAGAAGAAAAATTAGATTCAGTTAGCTGTAGCTTCTGTCCTGCCAAGTGGTATAACGCAACTATTGATTTAGGTAGTGGGTATAGTAGGTCATGTTTCCTACCATTACCTCACCCAATTGATTTGGAGGAAATTAAAACAAACCCATCGGCATTACATAATACTTCACATAAAAAGAAAATGAGAAGAATGATGTTATCAGGTATTAGACCAGCCGAATGTTCTTATTGTTGGAAGGTAGAAGATATTGGTAGAAATAACATATCAGATAGAGTATATAGAAGCATGGAATATAAACATGAAGATATTGACATGTTAAAAGATCTACCATGGGATGCTGATGTTAATTTAAGAACTGTTGAATTATCATTTGATAGAAGTTGTAATTTTGCTTGTTCATATTGTAATCCAAGTTATTCAACAACTTGGGGTAGAGATATTGACGAACATGGTCCATATCAAAAGTTTAAAACATTAACTGCCGGTGCATATCAACAAAATGGTTCATGGGCAGATCCTGAAAATAAATTTATTGGTGATAACCCATACGTTACGGCATTCCTAGAATGGTGGCCAGACTTATCAAAAGATTTACAAACATTAAGAATCACTGGCGGGGAACCATCAACGAGTCATAACTTTTGGAAATTCCTAGATAAAATTAAGGGCCAATCATATCCTAAGTTGAATCTATCAATAAATTCTAATTTAGGTGTTAAAGATGAATTGATCGATAAATTAATTAGAACAACACACGAATTAGATATTCAATCATATGATATCTATACAAGTTGTGAATCATATGGTGATCATGCTGAATATCTTAGAGATGGTTTGATTTATCCAAAATGGAGAGGTAATGTTGTTAGAATGATTGAAGAAGCGAACATTAGACAAATTGTAATCATGATGACTGTGACTGGTTTATCATTAATGTCTATTACTGAGTTCATGGATGATATGTTGGAGTTAAAGAAAAAGTATGGCCCTAATAAACCAACAATGGATCTTAACTTCTTAAGATGGCCAGGATTTATGTCACCATTAAATTTACCAGATAATATTAAGATTGAAGCTAAAAATAAAATTCAAGTTTGGTTAGATAAGAACAGAGATTCTGGTTTATTATTAGAACATGAGATAACACAAACTCAAAGAGTAATTGATTACATTGATGTTGTTGATCAAGGACACGCTAGAGCTGAGTTCGATAAAGATAAACACTTCCATGATTTCAAAAGTTTTTATGTACAATATGATATCAGAAGGAACAAAGACTTTAGAAAAACATTTCCAATGTTAGTTGATTGGTACGATTCTATTCAAATAGACAACTATATACCAGATGTTAAATTGTCTGGTGGTGGTATGGAAGGTTGGGAGCTTGGTGAGTATAAACCAGACATTATGGCTAGAAATAATGCCAGACAAAAAAATGAATTAAATTAAATGGAAAAAAATTATAACGAAGAAACCTTTTGTGTTGCTCCATGGATTGCTTCACATTTAAGTACATTTGGAAATGTTGTACCTTGTTGTTTATATAAACAAGAACGAGTTTTCGGAGAACTTAAGCAAGGCGTTCCATTAAATGAAATGTATAATTCTGATGTTGCAAAGGATGTTAGAAAAAGATTGTGGAATGGTGAGAAGATAAACGAGTGTCAAATTTGCTGGTATAGAGAAGAGGTTTCAAAAGGGAAGAGCCAAGTTGATAGTTACAGATTTAATTTAAACAAACAGTTTGAAGATGAAATAGAAAACATTGTGGAAAACACAAATGAAGATTTTTCATTAAAAATAATACAATTTAAACACTTAGATCTACGTTTTGATAATAAATGTAATTTAAAATGTAGGATTTGTAATCCCGGTTTTTCATCATCATTATATAAAGAGTATAAAGCGTTAGGCTTCAATAATTTTAAAGATTATGGTCAACCATATAGTATGTCGGTTGATGATGATGAGTTTAATTTTATTTTAAGCCAATTAAAGCATGTTAAGTCATTATTTTTTGCTGGTGGCGAACCATTAACACAAGATAAACATTATCAAATATTACAATACTGCATAGACAATGACTATGCTAAAAATATAACAGTGTGGGTTACAACCAATTTCACAAAATTATATTATAAAGATTATAATATAATTGAGATGTGGAAGAAGTTCAAAGCCGTTGAGATAACAGCAAGTATAGATGGTTTTGAAGAGAGAGGCCAATATCTTAGAAGTGGATCAAAATGGTCTGAAATAGTTGAGAATAGAAAAACACTTTTGAGAGAACTACCAGATACTTTTTTTGGAATTGTACCAACAATTAACATAATGAATAGCTATACCATAATTGATTTATATAAAAATTGGATAGAAAATGGCTACTTACTTCCTGGTAAAATTCATATTAATTTATTGACACATCCAGAACACCTTCAGATAAAAATGCTACCTGAAAGACATAAAGAGGTTCTTAGAATATTGTATAATAACCTTATAATTTGGATAAAAAATAACATAGCGGATAACAGTGAAGCACAACGAGATATAGGACAATTTGAATTTGTAATAGACTTGTTAAATCAAGAAAGAGACGAAGAAATGTTCCAAAAGTTTTTAAAAATGACAGACATGGTTGACACATTCAGAGGTGATGATTTCTTTTCTGTGTTTACTGAGTTTAGAGATTTTATCGATCCAAATGTTATCATTGAATTACCAAAAGATGATAATGTAAAATTATTGTAATGAATACCATCTCAGAGAAATTTTGTTATTTACCCTTTGGTTCAATTTATGTTGGGGCATCTGGCACACTATCACCTTGTTGTGTGGCTTCTCCATTTAAAGAGAATATTCATTTCAAGGATTTCAATTCTGTTGATGAAGCAATTAATAGTGAACCATATAAACGTATTAGAAAAGAGATGTTATCTAATATTGCGCCATCTGAATGTGCGGAATGTTTTGTTTATAAAAATAGACACAAAGAGCATAGTAACATTGAGTTTAGAGAAGAAATAGCGGACCCATCACTATATAATGAAGACTATAGTGTAAACAAAATTGTTTACACAGATTTGAGACTTTCTAATCATTGTAACTTTAAATGTAGAATGTGTTTTCATGGGTCATCATCAACCTGGTTTGAGTATTGGGGTTATGTTCAAAATCAACCAGAATATGATACCATCAATACCAAGTACTTAACAGCGGGTGACGACGCTCTTGATAAGTTTTCAGAAGAAAATATTGATTCTATTCGTAAAGTTTATTTAGCTGGTGGTGAACCATTTATAACACCAACAACATTTACCTTGTTAGATAGATTCAGTGATGAACAGGCTAAAAAGGTTTATATATTAATCAATACAAACTTATCCACACTAACATACAAAGGTATTGACATACTTGATAAACTTAAACGTTTTAAAACTGTAGATATTTCTTGTTCATGTGATGGGTATGGTAAAATTGGTGAATATCAAAGACCAGGATTTAATTCTGAAAAATTCTTTAAAAATCTGGAAACGCTAATTAAGTTTAAAGAAACCAACGACAATTTCAAAGTTTCTATTGATTATACTATTTCAACAATAAACATGTACCATTCTTTTGATTTCATAAAGTTTGTTGAAGAAAATTACCTCCATTCAGATCACATTAGGTTTCATACTGTGACTCAACCTTTTTATTTTGCACCTGGAATTTGTAAGGGTGGCATGAAACAAGCGTTAATAGAACTTTATGAAAACAACATAAACAATTTAACATCACTTTGTAGATATACGTTGATTGAATTTGTTAAATATTTAAGAAACACTGAGGATGAGGAAGTTTATAGCCACCTATTAGATAAGAAGAAATATGTTACTATTTCACTACCGGAAACCTTAAGGAGATTTGACGAAATTAATAAAACCGATTATAAGGAAATATGCCCATGGTTAGGTGATATTTTTATTGATTAAAAATTGACTTTTCAACTTGTTTTAGGTATATTATCATTATGATATACTGGTTAACAGGACAACCCGGAGCAGGTAAAACAACCCTTGCAAAATACTTGGTGGAATACTTCCCAAAAGATGAGGTCACTCATATCGATGGGGATGATCTAAGAGACATCTTTAAGAATAAAGACTATTCCATTACAGGAAGAAGACTAAACATCCAGAGAGCACAATACATTGCGCAATTTATGCATAGTAAAGGACACAATGTTATTGTATCCCTAGTTTCACCGTATAGAGATCAAAGAGAGGCATTTAAGTTCAGCACATCGGTTGTTGAGATTTATGTTCACACTACAGAAGATAGAGGTAGGAATCAATTCCATGTTGAGGAATATGAACCACCATTAGAAAATTTTATAGATATAGACACAACAATAAAAAACGAAACAGATTCATATTATGAACTGTTAAAAAAATTATCATTATGAGTAAAAAATACGCAATGTATGTGGGGCGTTGGCAAAATTGGCATAAGGGCCACGAATGGCTTATTAACCAACAATTAGATAAAGGAAAAGATGTGTGGGTTGCAATTAGGAACGTGCCAACGGATGAAAATAACCCTAAGACCGCACAGCAAGTTATGATGGATCTAAGTGAAGAACCTTTCTTTAGAGAAAATTCACAAAGAATTAACATATCAATTATTCCTGATATTGAGAGCATTAATTATGGTAGAGGGGTTGGTTATGATGTAATATACCACGAACCACCAACTGAGATAGCAACGATTAGTGGTACAGCAATTAGAACTGGCCACATGACACCCGACGGTGAAATTAAATATGATCAAACAAAGGGATAATGATAGTAGAAAAGAAGAGACACATTGCTAAAACCATCTCATATCGAATTGTAAGTACCTTAATTGGATTCTTATTGATGTGGTTAATAAGTGGATCAATTAAATTTGGTGCTGCATTTGGGGTGGCGGAATTGATCTATAAACCCATCCAATATTATATACATGAAAGAGTATGGTATAGATGGATTAAGTATGGGCTTAAAAAATAGTAAAATGTTATGGTTAGCACATATGAAAATCTCTTATCTGAAGAAGAACTATTTTTTTTGGACTCGGTGTGTATAAATTTCGTAGAAACGGAAACTCATAGTATTAAAAACAAGCATAACTACTACATTAGAAAAATATTAGATATTGAAAAAGATTTATTAGAATACCAAAAAAATTGTGAAGACTTAATAAACGATGAATATGAGTTATTTGGTTTATGGGTTAACAAAGTAACTGTTAATACAAATATTGATGATGAATATCATAATGATGCGTGTGATTTAACAATTATAACATACATAAATAACACATTTGACGGAGGAGAATTTGAATATATTGAAAATAAAAACTTACTTAAGATTAAACCTATAAGAAATGTAAGTTTATTTATCGATAATAAAGTTAGGCATCGAGTCCTTAAAATAACAAAAAACGAACGTTTTAGTTTGATTTCGTTTTATAATAAAAAACGAAAAAAAGAAAAAACACTAATATGATTGATAATATAGACATATTTGAAAACTTTCTATCACCTGAAGAATGTGACATCATTTTAAAGAAATGTAAGAGTGAATTAACATTAGAATCAGCTAAAGTATATAATAATAAAAATCGTGAAAATATTGAAAATATACGTAGGAAATCGTCTATTGCTTGGGTATCTGATTTGGGATTTTTAAATGAAAGATTAATAAACAAATTAAGGGAGTCGTTCAATATTAACGGAATGGAGGTTACTGGTTTGGGTGATTATCAATTCACCGAATATAAAGAAAATGAATACTTTGATTGGCATGTTGATAGTACCGATTTATTATATAGAGATAGATTTGCATCAATAGTAATTCAGTTAAATGATAACTATATCGGTGGAATATTAGAGATTAAAAATAGTAAAGGGGAGATTGTGCCAATAAAGAATAAAATAGGCACGTTGTATATTTTTAATTCAAGGTTACTTCATAGAGTGGTACCTATAGTTGAAGGGGTGCGTTATTCATTAGTAAATTGGATAAGATTAATTAAAACCGATTCAAAAAAACAAAATTTAATATGATAAACGGGTATCAAGTATTTGATAATATAATTCCAGAATCAGACCAAACTAAATTAGAAAACTATGTAAAAATTTCAAACCTAAAATGGAATTACCAACATAATATTACAGGGCTTTATGGTGGAACCGAATCATTAAAATTACCCGCAAATGTACTAAAAGGTGTTGACATTGATAATACCGATATTATTAATATAATAAATTCCATAAAGTTAAATTTACTCAATAAACTTAATATGAAATTTGAAAGAGATTATAGGTGTAAAATAAACTGGACAACACCCATAAGTGAAAGTTATGATTTTAAAAATTTAATTCATGTTGATATGAGTGTGGATCATATTGCTATAGTTTATTATATAAATAACACCGATGGTAATACCGTTTTTTTAAATAATAAAATGGGAAATACAGGGGAATTTCTTCAACACAATTTTAAAAGTATTAATGTTGATGGGTTTGAAACACTAAATAAAATACAACCAAAAAAAGGAAGAGCCGTTATATTTGATGGTAATATTCATCACTACGGAGAATACCCAACTATAACTGATAGATATGTGATTAATTTTGATTTAGTTGCCAAAAATAATAACCAAAATAATTTAATATAATATGGAAAAAATATATTTTGATGAAGCCACTTATATATGGAAAACAAAACTAAATCGCACAGAAGATAAACCATTATTTTTAGAAGAAGCATATTCTGTTATTGAATCTTTACCTGATGTTAAAACAGATGGGTTTGGTTATAAAAAAGAATGGAACGAAAATTTAAATTTTATTGGTAATTTTAAAATAGAAACAAAATTAGACGAAATAGTTCAGGTTGGTGTTGATAAGTGTAAAGAAATCTATAATGAAAAAAACATAAATTATAATAAAATTAATACGGATGCGTGGGTTAATGTTGTTCGTTCAAAAAATCCGGTACAAGGGAATTTTTATGGAGATAAAAAACACCATATACATACTGAAATAAATAAATCAAATAAACTCTTCACCCCACATTATACCTATGTTTATTATATTCAAATGCCAGACGTAATGAATGATGAGGATGGTGTATTGTATTTTTTAGGTAAAGATGATAAGGAGTATTGGATCAGACCAGAAGAAGATGATTTAATCATAATGGAAGCCGATGTTCCACACTCACCAAATACTGCACCGAATTCAACACTGGACAGAATTGTTATGGCCGGTAATGTGGGGTTTGATTATATTAAAAATCAAAAATCGTTAATATAATGTTAGTGGAAAATAAATTTTTATTTATATCATTACCAAGATGCGCATCAACATCTTTTTATATGTCCTGCATACGAAGTGGATTTATAATAAAACACTTTGACCAACTATTAATAGATAGTTACCAAGATAAAATAGATTTATCTCTAACCAATGAAGATTTGGCCGACAATATTGTTCATAGTCACGAAAGACTAGTTGATTTAACTATGAAATTTGGTGATGAATATGATATAATTTCAATTAGACGAAATAAACATGAAAGATTTATTTCATTATGGAAACATATAATTGATTTAACTTATATGTTATACCCAAAGGAATTAACTAACATATTAAAAAAATTAAGTTTAGAGGACATATTATTTTTTAAAGATTTAGATTTAATTTCCATAAAATCTCAAGAATTATTAATGTTTGAATTTGCAAAAAAAAACAAAATTGAAAAATATTTTAATGATTATATGAAAAATATGTTATTAATTTTATTTAGACCTATATCACATTGGCACAACAATAATCAAAAAATAAAATGGTTCGAATTTGGAAATTTTGAAGAATTGGAAGAATGGGTGTCTAATAAAACTGGTAAACCATTTAAAATGGAAAAATCAAATGGGAGTCAACATTTTGATTGTAATTTAAAATTGAATGACGATTTCATACGGAGATATAACGATATTTATGATTATTACGATATCCAAAAAAATAATAAAACATTAATATGATTAATACCCCTAAGATTGATTATAAAAAAATATTTGAGGCTTGGAAGATTTCCTTAAATCCAACTATCAGACAAGAAGAATTGGCTAAACTAAGACTGGATTTTTGTTTAGGCTGTGACCATAGAAAAGAAATGATAAAAGGGTTAAAATGGAGTGTTTTTTGTAATAAATGTGGATGTCCCCTAAATAAGAAAGTTTTTTCAACAGATTATAATGCGTGCCCAGAAAAATTTTGGGGCGAAATTGATTCAGGCTATTTAAAACCACTTGAAGATAAAAGTGAGAACACTTTAATTTAGACGATATATATCTATATATCTATATACTTAGTTTAAAATGGTGGTTAGTTATATTTATAACTAAGACACAATAAATGAAAATGAGAAATAAAATTTTATGAAAGCAACAATAATTGGTAGTGATTTTTTACAAAAAGATGATAATGTTAAATTTTTGGAGATAAACACAAACACCACAATATATAATGATGGAGCGGATTTATTAGATTATGATGCATTATTTGATGTATTAAATAGTAATAATATTACTGAATTTCATTATATATGGACAGAAGGCGTCGCGTATAGCCCTATAAATCAAACACATAGATTTAGACAAATATTACAAATAAAATGTGCAGAAAATAACATATCATATACTGACCATATAGTACCGATGAATTCAGTAACGGTACCATTTATTGAAGACGCCAATAATAAATTTATTTTAAGACAGGCTTTTGATACCACAGCATTAGTAGACGAAACATACTGCGCCGATAAGTTTGAATTTTTTAATTTAATGAAAGATTCACAACATATTCCCAAAACACATTGTATCTCGGATACGTTAAATGTAAATACTTTGGATGATGTTGACTATAGTGATACTACAAATCCAAATGTGTTGATAAAATATCGTTATCCACAATATGATAAAATGAAATATCCAGCGCTATACGCGGTTTCAAATAATACCGAATTAGTTGACACAATAAATTCTGCTGAAAATAATTTCTTAGTTCAAGAATTTATATTTTCAGAAGATAACTTGGTAGATGGTAAGTATTCAATTATAAGAGGAATTGATATTATATACGGTTCGAATTTGGACATTATTAATATGGGTGGGTACACACAATCTGCGGTAATCCCAGTTTCGTTTGCTGCTACCGAATTCGTTTCCGGTACAAAAAAATTAAACCAAAAAAGTAGATACAAATATATCACTAAAGAGGTGGGTAAAGGATCGGGAAATGATTATCACACAGATGACGAATCAAACATTTTGAATTATGATGGTACATTAACAAATGTTAGCACAATACAATTAGGTGACTATGTCCGATCTATTAATTTTGTAGATTCAAATGAAAACGAAGCGGCATCTTTTACACCAGAAATTAATACATATGGTTGGGATAGTACACTTCAACAATCAAACGACACATTAACACAGGTATCGTCTGGTTTACAGAACATGGTGTCAACACAAGTAGAAACGGTAATGATACAAATAACATTAGAAGATGGTAGAAGTTGGTCAGACACCCCCGCGTGTGTATATTATATTGAAGAAAAAGATTCAACAGCAACCAGATTTGAAAAGGTAAATAGTTTATATGTTGGAGATAAATTGGTAATAACCGATTCAAACACTAATGAATTAACAACGGTTCTAATTAGTGGTTTAGAAATGATATATGAAACTAAAACAATTTATACACTTGATTTTGCGCCATCTGACTTATTCTTAGTTGATATTGGGGATGGAGATTTTAGTGTAATGCACAACGGTTGTTGGTGTAGTTGGTCTTATTGTGGTAATTATTGTTATTCATATTATTGCCCAACTTGTGCATGGGGTGGTGGCGGACAACAAAAATTTGTTCCTTAATAATTTTAATAAAAAATATAAAATAAAAATATATCATGGCAAAGACCCCTAAAATTAGACAAGAAAGACCCGCAACAGTTATTAAACCAATAATTAGTTCATTACCAGCTGACATAAAGACAAAAATATCAACTGCATTCCAAGCTGTTGTTACTGCTATAAAAGACAAACACTTATCATAATTTAAAAAGATGAATGTTTGTTCATTTATTTATATATGATAAATTATTCAATAAATAATAATGTTTTTACAGAAACCGAATGTGCTGATATAATTAATTTTTGTATTCAACACGGTAAGCCTTTTTCATATCGCCCAAATGAATTATGGGATTGTAGACGCATACATGATGAGGGGTTTAAGGAACAAATAATTACTTCATTAATGAATAATTATAAAACTGGAAATTTTAATTTATGGTTTGATTTTGATAATTTTAATCTAAAGAATTTTCTCATTAGTTTAACATCTTATTACAATGGTAGGTATCTAAATTTACATAAAGATGCGGATAGTGAGTTAACATCAGTAATTGTGTTATCAAATGGGTTTGAAGGTGGTCAATTCGCATTAAGTGATAGTAACACTCCAGATATTCATTTTAATAAAATGGATGGCATTACAACTTATGATTTAAAAATTGGCGATATGATTTCTTTTAATGGATTTAAAACATATCATGGAGTTCTACCAGTCACAAATGGTACGCGATATGCGTTAAATGTTTGGATGGATAACATCAATTCTGACCGGCCAAAACGTAAAGTTGAAAAAACATTGATATGAGTATATTAATCGTTGCATTACCTAGAACCGGCTCAACTTCATTATTATATAAATTAGCAAAAGAAAAGGGCTTTACTCCTATATTTGAACCGTTCGATAATAGCGGTAGATTTAAATATAATGGTGAAAAAAATATTGTTCTTAAAACGATCATATGTCATCACTCAAATAATTTTGAATTAAGTAAAGAATTCGATGAGGTAATATTATTATCTAGAAAAAACATATTACAATGTGTAGAATCCCACGCATATCAAACCTACTTCTCAAAAAATAAAAATTACAATTCAAATCATCAATATTATTACGAAGAGGTTCCACCTAAGTTATTTGATTTATGTTATAATGATGTAATAAAATGGAATAAGGATTTGAATGAATTATCATATAAACTTAACACTCCAATTACTTATTATGAAGACATATATGATGTCAATAGTGATAAAAGATTACGAAAAGGGAATAAAAGTGAATTTAATAAAAAACTAATTTAATTATTGTGAATTATATAACACCATATGATTTTTTAAAAAATTGTGTAATGACTAGAATTAAACCAAGTGGGGTACATGGTGTTGGTGTTTTTGCAATTAGAGATATTAAAAAGGGTGAAACCGTTTTTGAATTTTGGCAAGGAAAAACGGGCATATATGAAATTTCTAAAGCTGAGTTTGATACCTTTTCAGAGGAATTACAAGATTTTATAAGAGCAATGCGTGGCCACCCGTATAAAGTTAAACTTACAAATGGGTGTGTATATGGTTGTACAAATCATTATATTAATACAAATTTTGAAAACGGAACGGTTGATTGTTTCACATTTAAAGCGTTGGCCGATATTTCATTAAATGAGGAGTTGTTTAGTAATTATGGGAAGAACCATATACATGAATATAAATTAATATAAAATGATTATTACAATACTATGTGAACCTAGAAGTGGATCTACAAATTTGGCCAATTGGTTTTTCATAAGAAAGGACTTCACAGTATTATATGAACCGTATAATATTAAGTCAGAATGGTATAAAAACAAAATACCACCCCAAAACTGGGAATTTACAACTGAACATCTATTAATAAAGGAAATTTATTCAAAAGAAATAAATTATACCGATTTATTAGATATATCAGACAAAATCATTATTCTTTATAGAGAAAATGAAGATGAACAATCACTCTCCTGGGAAAACGCTGTTGCAACAAATAACTGGGACAGGCCATGGGTTTATGAAGAAAAGTCGAAAAAAAAACAAACCGTAGGGTTAGATTATCTTTATGACATAAAAGAAGGTATTAAAGAAAATTATATTAATAAAAATTATTTCACAATATCATACGAAGAATTATATTATAATAATGGGTTTCAAAGGGTTGTGGATTACCTTAATATTGATGGTGTTAAGAACGTTGGGTTCCCATATGGCCAGAAATATAGAATTAATATTGACAAACCTAGGTCTTTAATTTAAAACCTATTATAAAACCAATATTTTAATTACCATAATCAAAGGACAAACTATTTATCTATGTATAATACACATTTAGATGAATATATTTGATCCTCACATATCGGGTTCCCTGTCCGTATCAGGTTCTGGAGAAATTTCAGGCGATTTAACGGTATTAGGAACCTTATTTGGTACAATTTCGGGAACATCGCAAAATGCTGTTTCAGCATCACACGCAGCAAACTACACACTAACATCTAGTTTTGGGGCGTTTACCTCATCCTATACAACGGGTTCGTTTACAGGTTCATTTGGTGGAGATGGTAGTAATCTAACAAACATACCCTCTAGCGGCGTTACAGGTCTCAATTTAACACGGATTGCGGATGGAAGCGCCACCGCATCCATTTCTTCGGCGAATGGCTTAAAAATTAACTCAAATACCGAAATTACAGGGACATTAAAACTTAATAAAGTAAACTTAGGTAGTAACAACATTGTTGATATGACCCTAACAGATGGTGGTGGGAAATATTACATAAACGGAGTTAAATCCCCAAGATTATCCTTCATTAAGGGATTCAAATATAGATTTTATTATAATAACATTGCTACTCACCCATTACTTTTCTCGTTAACTAGCGACGGGGAACATAATGGAGGAACAATATATACTACTGGAGTAACAACCAATTCTGACCCTTTTTATATTGAGGTTGATGTTACCGATGCAACAGCTGCAACATTCTATTATTGGTGTGACCATCATGTTGGGATGGGTAATTCTATAACAGTATATTCGGATTTTCTACATGGTCAATCTAATATTGGTCTGATTAACGTAGATACAACAGCACTTGCCACAACAGGATCAAATAACTTTACAAATATTCAAAGAACTAGTGGATCATTGGTTGTTACTGGATCCGTCGATATTAGTGGATCTCATAACGTTACCGGCTCAGTTAATATAACTGGTTCTATTACATTAAATGGTCAAGCAATTGGTACAGGTAAATTAGATGAAACAACTTTTCAGTCATATACATCATCAAACGATGGTAGGTTATTTGCAATTGAAAATTCCACATCATCATATAACACATTTACTAGTTCTATTGATACAACAATTAAAAATAAACTTAACACAGAAACGGTTATATCGGGAAGTGTTCAAGTTTTAATCACGGGCACAACAGGATATTCAACATTTAGCTCAAGTATATCAACAAGTATTGGATCATTATCCGGCTCTGTCGCAACAACAACAAGCGGGTTATCATCTAGTGTTGATTTCTTGAGTTCTAGCCTTGCAACCACAACAAGTGGATTAGGTTCTAGTATTGGTTCGTTAAGTTCTAGCGTTGCAACAACAACATCAGGATTAAGTTCCTCATTATCTAGTTCAATTGAAAATTTAAGTTCCTCGGTTGCAACAACCACGTTAGGATTAAGTTCCTCATTATCTAGTTCAATTGGAAATTTATCTTCATCGGTTTCAACAACAACATCAGGGTTAAGTTCATCTATAGTTAGTTTGAGTTCTAGTGTTGCAACAACCACGTTAGAATTAAGTTCCTCATTATCTAGTTCAATCGGAAGTTTAAGTTCTTCAATTGCAACAACAACTCTCAATATTAAAAATAGAGTTGATTCAATTGAAACAACCACCGGTTCATTAAATTTATTTACCAGTTCTATTAATACAACAATAAAAGACAAAATAAATTCTGATGGTGTTTTATCTGGTTCGGTACAAGTTAATATAGCTAGTACAACTGGTTATAGTACATTTAGTTCTTCAATTGCAACAACAACTAATGATTTAAGTTCTAGTGTCGCAACAACAACATCGGGGTTAACGAGCACAATAACAAGTTTAAGTTCTAGTGTCGCAACAACCACATTAGGATTAAGCTCATCTATAGTTAGTTTGAGTTCTAGTGTTGCAACAACCACATTAACCACAAAAAACAGGGTTGATTCTATTGAAGCAAAAACCGGAAGTTATGCAACAACCGGTAGTAATATATTTCAAGGTAATCAAACAATTACTGGATCACTTTATATATCTCAAGATTTAATTGTTGGAGGATCTTCATCAATACAAAATATAAGTTCTTCCGTATTAAACATTGCCGATAACATCATAACTGTTAACGCACTTAATCCGTCAGTAAGATTTGGTGGTTTAGCTGTTATTGACAGTGGTTCATCACCACAAGTTTCAGGCTCAATGTTATTTGATTCCGTTAACAACCAATGGTTATTTGTTCACCAAGATCAAGCTTCAGTAACATCTTCTGTTTTATTAATGGGTCCAGAGACCTACAATAATCTTGGTGGGGAGCCATATCTTACATTAAACCGTATACCTAAAGGTACAGGGATAGAACACTTAAACGATAGTAATATCACTGATAATGGAACTAAGGTATCCATTAATTCAAATACGGAAGTTACAGGTACATTAAAAGTAACTGAAGTTATCAGTAGCCCAACTATAACCGCAATTGAGACATCCACAGGTAGTTTAAACACATTTACCTCTTCGTTATTAACTGCAATAGAATTAACAGGTTCAAACTTAACTGTTAGGGGCGACTTTTTAGTTAAGGGTACAACAACAAACGTAAACACATCAACACTTGATGTCGATAATAACTTAATTAATCTGAATGGTAGTGGTGCAACATTTGCTGGTTTAAGAGTTAAAGATACAACAGCACCAAGTCAAATATCAGGATCTTTATTATGGGATTCAACGAATGATTATTGGGTTGCTGGTCAGTTAGGTTCAGAACAAAGATTAGTAAGAGAAACAGAATTTAACAATGCTGTTACAAGAATAGGTAATGTTGAAACATCAACAGGTTCATTAAACTCATTCACTAGTTCTATTAATACAACGATTAAAAATAAATTAAATAGTGACGGTGTTATAAGTGGTTCCGTTCAAGTGAATCATAACGCAACAACAAATTATGTAGCTAATCAACATATAGATCACACAACGGTTTCAATTACTGCCGGAAGTGGTTTAACGGGAGGTGGTGATATTTCAGCAACTCGGACGATTAATGTGGGCGCCGGTAATGGTATAACAGTAAACGCTGACGATATTGCAATTGACACATCGTCAGCAACATTTACCACCGGTGTTAAATCAAAATTAAACGCTGATGGTGTTATTAGTGGTTCATCACAAATAGATGGGTCACAATTAGGTTCAAATAAAACAATTACAATTGGTTCCACATCAACAACATTGGGTGGAACGTCAACATCACTTGCAGGTTTAACTTCGGTTACGTCAACAGCATTTACGGGTTCATTACAAGGACTCGCAACAAGTGAAACATTATCAACTGTTACTAGTAGAGGTGCAACAACAAGTACCGCATTAATAATTAATAATTCAACAGGAGGGTTAAATCTTAATAGACCCGCAACATCAAATTATGTTGGTTTATATTATCAAACTGCGGGTAGTTCTAAGTGGTTCATAGGTTTAAGAGAAAATTTAACATCTAACAATTATATATGTTATAGTGAAACACTTGCGGCTGACGTGTTAACGTTAAATCAAACAACGGGCGTTGCCACATTTGGTTATAATATGACCGCAGCTAATTTTAGCGGAACACATAGTGGTGCATCTTCAGGAACCAATACTGGGGATGAGACATTAGCAAGAGTAAACGCACTAGCAATCACCACAGTGGGTACAATTAATAGCGGTGTTTGGAATGGTTCATCGATTTCAACAACATATACAGATGCAAAAGTAACTAGTGTTAGTGCTGGAACAGGTATAAGTGTAAACACAACAACAGGTGCCGTTACGGTCACAAATAGTGGTGTGACATCTTTAACAGGAACAACTAATCAAGTAACGGTTAGTGCAAATACTGGTGGTGTTACATTAAGTTTACCACAAAGTATTGCAACAACATCAACACCAACATTTGCGGGAGTAACCTCTACCTATTTAAGAAGTGGTACTGCAACATCAAATCTTGTTAAATTTTCATCTGGTGCGGGTAGTGTTACATTTGGTAATTCATTTGGTGGTAATGCAACAGATACGAGTAGAACAGTATATTTTAGAGGAACATCAACCGCATCGGTTTGGTGGGGAGCTCCAGATGCAAATGGTGATAATGTTCCACATGGTGCAATTGATAGTCTTAGTACTGGTGGTTTAACTCATTGGTACAACTCAGCCGGAACGGGTGGAGGTACTTGGACCAAAATAATGACCGTTGACAGTGCGGGGGTAACAATGAACTCCGGTAATTTTGTTGGTACATTAACTGGAAATGCAACAAACATTACAGCAAGTTCAAATACATCATTAACGTCATTATCGAATTTAGCAACGGTTGGTACAATTACAAGTGGTACTTGGAATGGTAGTTCAATATCAACAACATATACCGCGGCTAAAGTAACTGCGGTTAATGCGGGAACTGGTGTTGGTGTTGACACAACAACAGGTTCGGTTACCGTATCCATAGGACAATCAGTTGCAACATCGGCAGTACCTACATTTAAGGCTGCGATATTTACCAGTGATACCGATAGTCGGGTTTTAAAATTAAGAGAGTTAGCTTCAACTAGTGGTAACATTATTCAATTCCAAGACTCTGCGGGAAATAACAAATGGGAAATAGTTGGTAGATCTAATACAGATGCAACGCCATTTTACATTTATAAAAATGATGGAACAAATACCGGGTATATATTTTCAATTAGTGGAGGTGGTATACCAAATTTCCACACCGCATTAACTATCGGTGGAAGTACCGCTAAATCATATTCAAACTCATCATACTCAACAACATTTAGTAGTGTATCATCAGTAACGGTAACACATAGTTTAGGAACAAAAGATGTGGCAGTATTTGTTTATGACAGTTCAGATAATATGTTCTGGCCATCATCAATTGTTACAACAAGCACATCGGTGGTTACAATAACTTTTTCATCTTCTAGATCAGGTAGGGTTGTAGTTGTAAGATAAAATCCGTATATTATATAATATGTTAAGAGAAAATGTAGAAGTTAGTGGGTCCTTAAATGTTAGTGGACAATATATTATACCAAGAGGGCCACGAGCAAATAGGCCATCTAGTCCTGATATTGGGTCATTATATTTGGAAGAATCTACTAGTGGTAGCTTTGTAGTTACATATACTGCATCTTCAAATTATGATGGTGGTTGGGAACCAGTTGGTTCACAAAATACAGATAGAACAGGATTTAAATATAGACAGGTTATTAATTACTCATACTTAGCTGGTGGTTATAAATCCGCATCACCATGGAAGAATGTTCATAGAACAACAAATTCAACAGACCAAACGGTTCACTTAGGTGAATTATTAGATTACCCAGCATCATATACATCTGGTGCTTGCAGTAAAAGTATTTTATTTCTATGGTCAACAAATACCGATGGTACATTTAAAGGAGATAGCACCATTCATTCAACATGGACAAGTGGTGTTAATATGGTAAACGAAACATCATACGCTCATCAAACCAAATGGGATTTAGCAAACGCGAGAGATGATTGTGGTACTTTACACCAAGAAACGGAATTTGCTTGGATATTTGGTGCTGGAGTTGCTGCGGTCGAGAAGTTCAATTTAACAAACGAGACAATGTATAGTGTTTACTATCAAGCAGGTGTCCCATACATTACAACAACATCATCAATCACGGGTAGTGGCCCTTCTGGTGCATCAGGATTTTCAGATGAGAATTATGGTTATGGATGGACACAACAAAGTGGTACAAAACTATTCTTCGCAAATGATACATTCACAAATAATCAGCAGTGGGGTGCGAGCGGTCAACAAAAAGGTATTAGTTCAAAGGTGGGTAAAGGTTATGCGGGAAATGAAGGAACATATAACGGAGGTTATAATTTAAGAAGATGGAATGTTTTCACAGAAACAAATATTGGCAATGTAGCAAAGCCACACCCTAACTGCGGAGAAGAAAACTTTACAATGGGACAAGATCATCAATATATGTTAGGTTGTTATGACGGTGCACAGGTAAATACTAGTTGGAAATTTGGTTACACTACGGATACTGGTACAGTAAACCCTAGTGGTTTGGCGCCAGGAGTAAATGATGGAACATCATCAGGCCATTGCGGTTGGAGAACATAAAATTTATATTTATAAGATATGCTACACGAAAATATTGAAATTAGTGGGTCCCTAAAAGCACAAGGTGTGATAAAATCACCAATTGGAACACGGGCAAATAGACCTGGCAGTCCGCAAACTGGTTCTTTATATTTAGAACAAGCAACTAGTGGTAGTTTTTTAATGGTTTATGTTGGTTTAAGTAATAGTGATAGTGGATGGGTTAGGGTATCTTCTCAAGTAAATGCCAATGTTGGTTTTAAATTTAGACAGATAATTAGTGTTTCTTATCTTGCGGGTGGTTATAAAGATTCATCCCCTTGGAAAAATGTTCACAAAACAATTAACTCTACAGATCAAACAACACACATTGGAGAATTGTTAGATCATCCAGCATCATATACATCGGGAGCTTGTAGCAAATATATCTTTTTTATTTGGTCGGTTAATACAGATAATACATTTAAAGGACCGAGTACTGTAGATAGTGTTAGAACCTCAGCAATTAATATGGCTAATGACACAAACTATACACATAATCAAAAATTCAATATTACCAATGCTAGAAGTGACTTGGGAACCATGCATAAAGAAACAGAAATGGCTTATATGTTTACCGGCGGTAGTACTGTCGTTGAAAGATTTGATTTAAGTACAGAAACAATAGCAACTGGTTTTCATTTAACAACGATCGATGGTAGTGATGGTGGTTCAGCATTTTCTGATGAAAACTTTGGATATGGTTGGACGTCATCTGCAGGTATTAAAATGAGTTTTGCAACGGAAACAATTACATCAAGTGGAATGTGGGGCGCACATTCACAACAAAAAGGAATTAGTTCAAAAGTTGGAAAAGGTTATGCTGGAAACGAAGGTTCATATAATGGTGGTTACAACTTAAGAAGATGGAGTAATGCTAATGATACCAACATTGGAAACGTATCAAAGCCTCATCCTAATTGCGGTGAAGAAAATTTTACCATGGGTCAAGATCATCAGTATATGTTAGGTAATTATGATGGGCTACAAAATAATACAAGTTGGAAATTCTTCTATGCAACAGATACAGGAACAACCAGTGTAAGTGGGTTAAACCCCGCAGTCAATGCTGGAACATCATCTGGGCATTGTGGATGGAGAGGGTAAAAAATAATTAAATTATGATATACGAGAATTTAGAAGTTAGTGGTAGTTTAACATCAGATAGGGTGGTTAATAGACCACCTAGAGGTGTTAGAGCAAGCAGACCTGGTTCACCATTATCTGGTTCTTTATATTTGGAAGAATCCACTAGTGGTAGCTTTTTAATGTTATATACCGGCGTATCAAATATTGATAACGGATGGGAGAGAATTGCGGCACAAGAAACCATTCCAATAGCATTTAAATATAGACAAGTTTTATCATACACATATTTGGCTGGTGGTTATAAAGATTCATCACCTTGGAGAAACGTACATAAAACAACAAACTCAACGAATCAAACAACACACGTCGGTGAATTGTTAGATTATCCCGCATCATATACATCTGGTGCATGTAATAAAACAATATTGTTTATTTGGTCAGTAAATGATGATGGGGCATGGAAAGGTCCAGATAGTATTCATGGGACTCGGACATCAGCAATTAATTTGTTTAACGATACAAACTATGCTCATCAAGCTAAATTTAACACAGGTATTGCTAGAAGTGACGTTGCAACTATGCAAAAAGAAACAGAGTTTGCCTATTTAATTTCGGGTGGATCAACAACAATTGAAAAATTTAACCTATCTAACGAAAGTTATGTAAGTGGATTTGGTGTAACGTCAATAAGCGGTAACGATGGTGCCGGCGCATTTTATGATGAAAGTTTTGGATATGCGTGGACAACATCTGCGGGTATAAAATTTAATTTTTCAAATGAAACACCAAGCTCATCAACACAATGGGGAGCACACGCACAACAAAAAGGTATACCATCTAAAGTTGGGAAAGGTTATTGTGGTAACGAGGGGTCATATAATGGTGGTTACAACTTAAGAAGATGGAGTAATTCTACGGATACGAATCTTGGTAATGTTGCAAAGCCACATGCCAACTGTGGTGAAGAAAACTTCGCATTAGGACAAGACTGGCAATATATGTTAGGAAATTATGATGGAACAGGACAAAACAATACGTCTTGGATAATGGTTTACGCAACCGACACAGGTTCAAATGCCATTACGGGATTAGCACCACGGGTTAACGCTGGGACATCATCTGGACATTGTGGTTGGAGATAACATTTGACTTTATGAATATTTTTAAGTATATTAGATGAAAACAAATTAATTATGGAACAAGGTTACAAATATGATAGATCTAATTTTATCAATAACCCATTTGATGAAAAACTAATGCAAATTTCTGAAAGCATGTCTTTTGCATTACCAAAATATAAAGCATATAACTTTGTGGGTGGAGCGCAAATCACACCTTACGCGAGGTTAAAACAGTGGTTATTAGAGCTAAGAGGTAGAGAAGATGCGGTAGAACATTTGGAATATACTGTTAGAAAGATGGAACTTGAAATCCAAATGGATGAAGAAAGTAAAGAATTTATAACCGACCCCAAAAGAAAAGAAATGGTTAATATAACCATTGCTGATAAAATGATTGATTTAAGAAAGTTTAATAGAAATCTTAAAGACGCATATAGAGAAAGACAAGGGTTTATTGATTTGATAAAAGAATTCTTGGAATCTGATCAGGCGATTTTACCTAACGGAACGAAATTAATCGATGTATTTGGAAATCCAGAATTAGAAGAAAAATATGAACACGAATACTGGACCGTTCGTATGGCAAAGCAAGCTATGTTAGATATGATTTCATATGGTAGAATTGGTACCGGTAACTTAGATTCAATTCTTATGATGGACCCAGAACAACAAAAACAAGTGTTAGCATTAGCGTCAGCATACACTATCTCAACCGATAAAAATATAAACCAATTAATGACAGAAGCAACAACAAACAATTTTACAATTGAAGAGTCATTAAAAAATCAGTTAAGATTAAGTGAACCAAATAAAACAGAAACAGAAAAATTATTATAATGACACATATTCTTTTTAAACTACAAGGTAATGTTCCTGGATACATTCAAGTGATAGGTATGTATCTAAACTATAACTACGGAAGAATCGCCGATGAATATAACGACATGAGAGTTGAGTTAAATAAACTCGATGCAATAGTTATTCCAGAAGAGATTGCTAAAGGATTTGTTTTTGCTGACATATATAAAGATTATATTAGTGTTAGAACAAATTCAAATATCATGGATGAGATTCCTCAGTTAGCGGAATCTAGCGAAACAGAAGCAGAAAAGGTAAAACATTTTCTTAGTGATGATGATAAACTAGCTGGTGTATTATTTAATAAAGCGGTAATGAAAAAAGTTGTTGCTGACAGGTTTTCTGAAAGATATAAAGAGCTGATGGTTGATGCTTCCATCTTAGAAAAAGATACTTGGGAAGAACAAAAAAGAGAAGCGTTTGGTTGGATGGCTGACCAAGATTATCAAACTCCAATTATTGATATATTATGTGCGGGTAGAAATATAGATAAAACATTATTTGTACAAAAGATAATTAACAATGTTACAGCATATAATGTTAAATTAGCAAATCTATTATTAGAACAACAACTATTAGAAGAAAGAATTAAGGCGTGTGTAAACATCGCAGATTGCCACAGACTTAAGCACGAAAAATTTGGTGTTGCATTGAGCAAACAACAAAGGGAAGATGAAAATATTCCAACAACACCTCTCACATTGAAAATGGATTTTTAATGAATTTAGCTATTAACGGGACGTGTGCCAAAGGATGCTCATTTTGTTTCACAAAAGAAGACGCAAGACTAAAACACACACTCGGAGAAATGGATATAAACATGGTCGATAAAGTTATCGACCATTTTCATCTAAACAACTCCAACGAAGAAATCACAATACTCGGAGGTGAACCAACACAACATTCTAATTTTATTGGGATAATGGATCACATTTTCTCTAGAGGTTATAAGGTAAATCTAGTTAGTAATTTTCTTTTTGGAAAAACAACTAGAGATTATATTATAGATAATATTAAAAACATTAGATGGGCCTTTCCTAACGCCGCGGAACTCAATGAGAAAAACCGAATGGTTGTTTTTAAAAAGAACTATTTAGAAATCTATAAGGCTTATGCTAACACATGGGGATTCGATAACCACCCAAGATTATATTTGGCACTAACAATGTCAAGTGATTGGAAAGATAGAAATTTTTATGAATATATCAAATGGTTATACCACGAGTTAGATGGTAATATAAACGCCATAAGACTAGGTTTAGACCTTACTGGTACCTATCTGATCAACAATAAAGAGATGGGCGTTGAGATGACCAAAATACTTAAATTTGGGCGTTATAATGAGATTAAAATAACTTCAGACTGTCAAGTCCCACCATGTCTTTGGGAGGGTAAAACAAAAGGGGCTGTGATGGAAAACTCATTAAACTTTGCTACGTTTAAAATACCTGAGTATGAAACAATATGTGGGTTTATGCCATTGGATATATTTCCAGATGGTAGTTCTATTCATTGTTATCCATTAGAAGATAAAGTAAAGATCAGTAATGTTTTGGAAATATCGGGAGAAAATGGTATATTAGGTCTTAGAGAAGAGTTCGATAAACTTTATATAGAAAACCATAAAAATTATTCAATACCACAAGGATGTTTAGATTGTGTTTTTTACAAGACAGAATGTAATGGAATTTGTGGTGGTTGTTTAGAGGGAACCAAATGACAAATAAAATATTTTCAATACCGTTTAATCCGATGCTATCGGAAGAAGTATTCTTGAAAGAGTTCTACCCATTCCTGGAAAGGAACAAGGAATCAATCTATGACATTTATTTTACCTGTAGAATACCACCTTTCACACAAGATGCGATGGGTGCTATCTTTAGAGAAGAGGATAGAGACATTGTGTTTGAAAACGCAATGATTATACAAAAGGCTTTAGGTATTAGAATTAGTGCAACGTTCAATAATATTAATGTTTCTCCAAAATATGAGAACTATAAATTGTTTGTTGATAATTTAAAACCATTATATGAAAAGGGATTAAGGTGTATAACCATTCCTCATGGTCATTGGGTTGCAATGGGATTAAAGAAACATTTTCCAGAAATGGAAATTAAAAATACCATATTAAGAAAAGTAGCAACCGGACAAGACTTTTGGTATAATGCTGATCAAGGATTTGATTATATTAATCTTGATAGAATTTTAATGAGAGATATTGAGGAGCTTAAAAACATTAAGCGAGCTCAATTAAAATATTACGAAGAGAAGGGTAGATATGTTAAACTATCACTTTTAGTTAATGAAGGTTGTCTAGGTAGATGCCCAGTAATGGATGAACACTATTCATATAATAACCTTAGACAACCTAATGAGTTACCATATTTTCATCATGAGATATCTAAAGTAACATGTGAATACAAATGGGAAAAAGAGATCAATGCATTCTTTTTTAAAGCCGCAACAATACCACCATTTAAAGAAGAGTTTGATGAGTTATTAGAATATATTGATGTCTTTAAAATGCATGGTAGAGATAGCTTTAATCGTTTAAATGAAACAATAGAGATTGTGGATTCATATGTTGCAGGTAATGAAATTTTATCTGAAACATCGAATCTTTATCTTGATGGTATTCCACATGAAGAATTAAAAGGTTGGAGAAATAAAATAAAGAAATGTAAATTTCAATGTTGGGATTGTAACTATTGTGATGTAGTTGCTGACCACAAAAAGAAATCATATGGACTTAGTTAAACATATTGAGGATTCAATTGAATGGGGTAAACTAGAGGTATCTAAATTAACACAAGACATTTTAGATATTCATGGGATTACAAGTAATAAAGTGAGATCATTTCTTAATAACATATGTAGTCTGGATAACGCAACTTATCTTGAGGTTGGTGTGTTCAGGGGTGCCACATTTTGTTCTGCGATATATGGTAATGATATTAAATCAATTGCAATTGATAATTTTATGTCACCTAATTTAACACCAAAGGGTGTTAGTCAGAAGTTAGGTAACTACTACAAACACAATATAGATATTTTACCACAAGAAGAATTTTTACATAATGTAAAACGATTTGGTAATGTGAATAACATATCGGTATACAAAACTGATTACCAAACATTTGATTTTAAAACGCTACCATATGTTGATATTATTTTTTATGATGGTGAAACAAAGTATCATGATCAATATGTTGCATTAACAAACATGCTACCAATTTTCTCCAAAGAAACCATAGTAATTATGGATGATTGGAATTGGAACAGTGGGGCCTTCGATAAATTTATTGAAGATAACAACTTAATGATAACCCATCATAAGGAGTTATATACATCTGGTGAAGACTCAAAAGATTTTTGGAATGGATTAGGAGTATTTCTAATTGAAAGATAGTTGATTATCAGATATTTTTTGTTTATATTAATAATAAATTTAAGGGGAGGTGGGTGAGTGGTTTAAACCGACAGCCTCCGAAGCTGCTATTGGACTTAACATTCAATCGAGAGTCCGAATCTCTTCCTCCCCGCAATTTTATAAACTTTTCTTAAACAAAAACAAAATGAGAAAAACAATCACAATGCTATCGCTAATGTTAGCACTATTGTTTACTACCACTATGTCATTTGGACAATACAGTAGTAGTGCAATTCAGAAAGGTTCAGAACAATCCTTAAAAGTTCAAACGGACACAGTCCCTAATCAATTACAAGAAATTGTTGTTACAGCAAAGAAGGTACCTTTAATGACCAAGGTAGGTCCTTATGGTCAACCACTTTGGACAACAATGAGAATGTTTGCATCCACTAGAGTTTATGTGATGAACCCACCAGGTACCGCAATGTACGAGAAGTGGTTTGACATCAGACAAAGAAGAAACGGACCGGCACAAATTAGAATGAGAGATGAATTCACATTCGGTTTAGGTAACAGACTTCAATTAGATCTTTATTCTCACACAGTTTATGACGGTGAAGATGGTGACAAGGAATTCAAATGGAGAGGATTCTCTTGGGAGTTTCGTTATGCTCTTGCCGACTGGGGTAAAGTGTGGGGTAACCCAACACTATACTTCGAAACCAAAATGTTAGATGGTCGTTGGGGTATTGAACCAAAATTATTATTAGGTGATAGAATTGGTAAGAATGGTATTTGGGGGTTTAATGCAATTTACGAGGGTAACTTAGCTGGAACCAAAGAAGAACAAGAAAGAGAATACGCATATACCGCATCATATGGAAACATAATCAATAATGATTTAACATTAGGTGTGTCACATATGTTTAGATATAATGACTTCGAAGGTGGATCTAAAGAATGGTATATTGGACCACTTGTACAATATCGTTTCAACAATAAGGGTTATTTAAACATTGAGCATATGCCAGGTTTAAATCAAGACGCAAAACAATCAAGAACCACAATTATATTCGCATGGAGATTCTAATCAACGGTCAAGTATTCCTTGTCTATTTAATATTCATTATGTTCGTAACAGGTATCCTCAAAGAAAGAGGATACCTTATGGACATCTTCAGACTACTTGAACAAAAAGTTAAGTCAAAGAGAATGGTGGTATTCTTAGTATCACTATTTGGTGGGATCTTACCGATCCCTGGTCGCGTTGCGTTATCGGCGTCTATGTTGAATAGTATTGCACCGGTTGATAATAAGAAACGTAAGAAGTTTGGCATCATCGACTATCTAGCAACACATCACTATTATCTATGGTCACCTTTAGAGAAAACTGTTATTATTCCAATGGCTGTGTTAAGTTTAACCTATATGCAATTCATGTCATATATCTGGCCATTGCTTTTAATCTCAGCGTTATATATTACTTATTATATCTTATCATTAAAAGATGATGAAATAGATATCGAAGTTAAAGATGAACCAATTAATATGCAAAACATAACGATGGTGGTTATACCATTTTTAGTAACCATATTAATGTGTGTGTTTTTTACTGAATACTATTTTGGTTTCTTCACAGGATTCACAATATGGTTAGTATATTACTCTAAAAGTTGGAGTAAAATATTGGGCTATATCGACTGGGAACTAATATGGATTGTTGCTTTTGTTATTATTCTTGGTAACCTTGTTGGATCTTATTATACACAGATAGAAGCAATAATAAAACAATACAACGCACCATCTAACATATTGATTGTCTCTGTGTTAGGGTTTTTAGCCTCATTTCTATTAGGTTCTTCAGCAAAATATGCTGGAATTGTTAGTTTATTAACGAGTGTATTTGGGATGCATTATTTTGTTTTATTCTTTACCTTAGAATATTCAGCATACCTTATTTCACCATCACATAAGTGCTTACCTATTGGCCAAAGGTATTTTCATACTGGGTTTCTAACATATCTAAAAGCATTAATAATTTGGATATCAATGATGATAACTTATGCAATATTTACAGTTCTGTAGGGTTGACTTTTTTAAAAATAAAATATATATTATAAAAGAAAAATAAAAATTTATGGACAAAATTACTTTAAAACTAGGAGATGTTTTACAATTAGAAAGCGAAATTAACGGGTATATCGAACCACAAACCGGAGAACAAGTGTTTGAGGGGTTCAGTAAACAAAACCTTTCAATCATTTTGAAATACGAATTGAGTGACTTTTCAACGGAACTTAAAAGTGAGAGAACTAAGGTTGAGACATTAAGAGATGAATTAATCAAAAAGTATGGAGAAGAAGATGGTAATGGTGGTGTCTTAGTAAAAATGTACAATGAAGTTAAGGATGATGAAGGTAACGTAACTGGTAAAGTTATTAACCCTCAATACATTGAATTTGATAATGAATATGGTGTGCTTTTAAATCAAGAAATTGAAATTGAATATCCTGAAATTACCAAAGAAGATTTAAAGGATGCGGGTAAAACGAAAGACAAGTATCAGGTACTATTTAAACTGATCAAAAAGGAAGTTAAAAAAGAAGGAGCTAATTAAGCTCCTTTTTTATTTCTATCAACATATTACCTATTTGGTATTCCCCTGGTTCATAATAAGGAATTGAGAGCCTTAATTTCTTAAGTGTTTCTAGATCCTCTTCATCAAATGGGTTAGTTTCATAAATCATCACATCAACGTCTTCTGTAAGGGTAAATTTTGATCTTAAATCATATTTGGTATTCTTCTGTTCATTCTCTATATAGTCCTCAGGAATGGCTCCTAAATTGATTTTATCGAAGAATGGTTCCAATCTCATTAAATAAGATCTGCTCCTGGTTGTTAACCCCATATTAAAGGTTTTGTATTTAAAATCCTTTTCCTCCCAATATCTCATTTCATTAAACGCTGTGTATGGTATTCCCCATTTTCTAACAAAGTTTCTAATTGAACAAACCTCATACAATCCTCTATCTTTTTTGAAATCATCACCGAATCTAGATGTTTGAGAAACAAAATGATATGTTATGGCTGATTCACAAGTCTTTAAGTTATAACCTTTTAATTTTGCTCTGATTAAAAAATCATCATCTTCACAGAAGCACGGAAAAAAACTAAAACCATCAAAGAAACCAACATCTTCAAACATCTTTTTATATCCAGACATAAAAAATACCGCGCCATCATATAATTTATCGTTTTGATTCCATTGTTTAACATAGCTATTAAAATTAAAATCGTCAAAATTATCAAACCCACTACCAAGATCCAATAATACTTTACCTGGTCTCTGGTGACCTCTGAATATTGGTGGTTCAATAGTTGTATATGACAACAACATATTTGGTTCTAATAATCTTTCTATGGCTTCTAGGAATCCTTCACCAATAACCATATCGTTATGTATTAAAACGAGTTTCTCGGTATCAACTAATTTAATTCCGGTGTTATATGTGTCAGAGAATGTTAACCTTTCATCATCATGTAGATAAGATAAATTATCATCTTCTAATGACGCCAACCATTCTTTTGTTCCATCACTTGACCCACCACTACTAATCACTAAAGGTGCTGTTGGGTAAACATCACGAAGACGTTTATAACATTCCTTTGTTAAATCTAATTTATTATAAACGGCTAAAACAAATGTTATATTCATATCTCTTTTTTTATATAATTTAATGCCGACTCAATTACCTGATGCATATCATAGTATTTGTATTCTGCTAATCTACCACCAAAATGTATATTTTCAAACTTATCTGATTCTAATTTATATTGCTGATATTTTTTATTATTCTCAACATCATTTACCGGATAATAAGGTTCAGTTACACCGGCCTTATATTCTGTTGGATATTCAATTGTAATCCAGGTCGTTGGTGTGTCAGCAAATTCAAAGTGTTTATGTTCTATTATTCTTATATATGGTATTTCTTTATCGGTAAAATTAACAACAGCATTACCTTGATAGTTTGATTTATCAGTAAAATGAATATGGTCGAATTTTGTTGTTTTATATTCTAGTTCACCATATTTGTAATCAAAGAACATATCAATTGGCCCGGTATATATAACCTTATCATGTTCTGGTAATTCATCCTTGAAATAATCACAATTTAATTTAACATCAACACCATCTAATAGTTTTTCAAACACCTGTGTGTAACCACCAATAGGAATACCTTGATATTTGTCATTAAAGTAGTTGTTGTTATATGTAAATCTAACTGGTAATCGTTTAATAATTTCCTTAGGTAGTTGATCACATGGCTTTCTCCATTGCTTTTCTGTATACCCCTTAATTAATTTTTCATAAACATCTTTACCCACTAACTTAATCGCTTGTTCTTCTAAGTTTTTAGGCTCACTAATACCACCAGATTGCTCTTCTATTTTTTGTTTAGCTTCATCAGGTGTTGTAATTCCCCACAGTTGATTGAATGTCCACATATTAAACGGTAAAGAATATAATTTACCACGATAATATGCAACAGGTGAATTAACATAATTGTTAAACGTCACAAATTGATTAATCCATTTCCATACTTCTTCATTTGATGTATGAAATATATGTGCACCATATTCGTGTACATTAATTCCGTCTCTATTTTTTGTGTAACAGTTACCACCTATATGTTCTCTATTGTCAATAACTAAAACCTTTTTACCAGCTTTGGTTAACTCATGCGCACATATAGATCCGTAAAATCCCGCCCCAACAATTAAATAATCATACATATTATAATTCGATTAATCCGATTCCTAAGTATGTACCAACAACACTATCATATTGTTCAATGAACTCATGATGTTTATAGTCGTTTTTTATTTCTTCCCAAAATTGATTTACGCCCCTACACACATCGTTAGTTATGTCATGGAATACAACATACTTTGGATTGAATTGTTTAGCAACCTCTAAGTCTTTTTTAACTGCATCGTATGAATGTTCGGCGTCGATTAAAATCAAATCAATCTGATCACCCACGTGACTCTTAGTTAAACCAAAACTTGATTCGTGAACATATGTGAAGTCAGAATAATTTTTATATTCAGTTAGCACACCACATATCGGTATCAAATCACATGCATATGATTTAACATCTTGATTTTTTAATTTTAATATTTCATTTGTGATAATGAATGTTCCACCCCATCTACAACCAATTTCTAAGTAAGAGTTAATTTCATATTTAGAAAGTTGTTTAAGATACTTACTAAATTGATTTGGATATTGCCAAAACTTAAGACCTTTACCATAGTATTCTGATAACTCTTCAGGCATTTCCCTTAGGCACTCATCATTCATTCCTAATTTAGGTAAGAAGTCCTCTAATTCTTTTTCAGTTATTTTGTCAATTTCTAATGACCTAATTAATTTAATTTCTTTTTCCATTTTAATCCCATTTGTGTTTAAATAAAACCTTTTTATTATTATAATATACTGTTCCGTTATTATCTCGTTGTGTGCCAGCGGGGCTAGGGTAATGTAGATGATTATGAATATCATACGGCATCTCATAAACATTGTAGCCCTTGGTGTTTATCAATAGCGATAATAACCATTGTTGTTTAGCATAGTGGTGAAAAGTATTATTAACTAACGGATACAACTCAATGAATTGATTCATTAATTTTAACCATGTTTTCTTATTCATTGCTAGTACACCGGTATTATAAACCTTAATCTTCTTTAGATCATACTTTAATAAATCTGATTCACTATTGATTATACCTAACCTTAAAGATTCGTTATATAAAGTGTCTGTTGGTGATTCGTTATAACCCACATATACATCATCATCTTTAAAGTTTTTAAATTGTTTTATTTCATCCTCACTCAAAGGTCTTTGTATTTTAATGTCGCCATCAGTAAAGAAAATAACATCATCATCATTTGTTGATTCATTGAATAACTTTGACTTTAAAAACTCACCATGTTGTATACAATAGTTTGATGGTACAACTTCCAAATCTTTTTCATAAACATTTGCTATTGTTATTTTTTGATACTTCATCTTCATTTCATCATCACCTAAGAAGATTAAATAATTTGAATCGAAATTCGAGTTCTCTTCAATAGACTTCAAATAACCTGTCATCTTGTGTAGGTAGTTTAGATTGCTACCGGTTGCTAATATTAGTTTGTTCATTTATATTTTTTTTAAAATTGTTAAACCATTATTGTTTTCAAATTTTTCAGCAATAACCCATTCAGGATTACTACTTAGAAACTCCTCTATTGCTGGCCACAACCCCACTTCTTTATATTCACCCACTTGAGCAAATGTTGTGGTATCATGAAAGCCAATGTATTTTTTAACTTTACTTGGATGCAAAGCTAACTCTTTTTTTAGTTGAGTATATGTGTGTAGGGTATCTATAAATAAAAAATCTGTTTCTTCAATTTCTATTTCTGTTGTGTCACCTAAAACAAATTCAAATTCAACACCAGCGGTTTTAGCTAATGATATTAAATCTATTGTTTGGATACCATGTTTTTCAACTGGGTTAATATCGATTGATATTAATTTTTTAGGTTTACCCATCATAAACGCGAAAGTAGACACTACCCATCTAACCCCCATTTCGGTTATATGATCACACTCTTCAGCATATTTTTTTAATGTTGGTAAATGTTCATTAATGTCTGATGGTATTTCACATCTTTTATTGTAGATATTTTCCAATACTTCCATTTGATTAAATTGTGTTATAATAATTGTTTTGACTCTCTTGTTTATTAATTGATTTATGATGTATCAAACAATATTCTTCCTCTAACGGTAGTACTGCATAATATTTGACTCCTGTTATTTTTTCATGAACTTTACCCTCCCATTTAAGATTAGACTTATAGATCCTACCTTGATAATCTGGAAAATTAATTCTACCTTCTTTATCCAAATTCCATCTCCACTTATTAATATGTTCCATGGTTATACCATCAACAGTATTAACCCTTGCTAGATAAAAAAGATCAACCTCATTATTTTCTTGAATTACTTGACTTACATTTTTAATTAAAAACTCAGTAACCATTTCATCAGCATCTAACTGAAATATATAATCTCCTGTACAATACTCGTTTAACTTATTCTTCCAATCGGCAAAGTTGTTATCCCAATCTAAACCTCTCCATACTTGTACGTTGGGTTTAATATTAAAAGGTAAAAGAAAATCTAGTACCTCTTTGTTACCATTTTTATCGTCAAATAAAATAACAATTTCATCCTGAATTCCTTTGTGCTCAAGTATAAATGGAACTAATCTTTTTATCTCCTCTAGTTCATTACATACTGTAATGGCGAAGCTTATTTTCATAAAGTATCTATATAATTTTTAAGTCTGTCTTTAGGTGACCATCCTAGTCTATTTAACGCGTCGTTGTTTTCACGTTTAGTCTCTCTATAATTCCCTTTTTGCTCAGCCATATATACTTTTACTGCATTAAACCTTTGTTCAAACATATAGGCCACTTCATTTAAGGAATAATTAAAACCAGTACCCAATTCCCACGCATCCTCATGTTCTTCATTTGAAAAACCTATCCTAATTAACCCATCAACAATATCATCAACGTGTGTAAAATCTCTACGTTGTTTACCATCACCCACAATTGTAATAGGGTGATTTTTTTTAACCTGACCTCTCCATAAACCAATGACTGCTGCCCATTTGCCTTCAGTTATTTCATTGGGCCCATAAACATTGTAGAAGCGAGTAATTTCAATTTTACTACCAAATACTTTCTTATACATCTTACACACATCCTCACCTAACTTCTTATACATAGCATAAGGTGATTGAAACGGGTCGTGCCATCTTGAAGATGACCCACTGTATACAACTCTTATATTCAATTTTCTAGCCCACTCACATACAGCCTCAGTACCAATTACATTTACTCTAAAGAACTCTGATGGATTTTCAAATGATGGTTGTATTCTACTAAGCGCAGCCAAATGATAAATTAAATCAAAATCTTTATCCATAAGTGATATACTTTCAATATCGCCACTATGATAGTTACACCCATCAATATGGTTAGACACCGACCCACTATCATAATTGTCCAGTGAAACAACATCATGTTTCTCAGATACCAATCTTTTAATTAAATTAGTACCAATAAACCCAGCCCCGCCTGTTACTAAAATTTTCATATTAAATGGCCTTTTCTCTTGTGAAGATCTTTAATTTCTTTTTTGTTTTATCATCAAAAAAAGTCATGGTACTATCTGTTCTATTTGTTAAGGTAAAACTTATTTTAGGTTCAGATGCAAACTCTTTTTTTGACCCTTTTGCAAATACTATCGGTTGGTCATCATCGAATTGAAAACACCATTCACATGTATCAATATACTTTGCGTCAGCAATTGTGAAAGAAGATGATTGCGGGGTAGGTGTAGTTAAAAATATTGATTCTCTTTTCCTTTTTGGCATACTACTTTATTTTATTTAATTTAGGTAAATTTAATTGCTTTTGTATTGGTTCTTCTTTGGCCTCATCTGGGATAAACGATCTAAACTTTTCCATCATTTTTTCCATAGAAAACTTTTCTTTGTTTTCAATTCTTAATGTTTCTGATTTAGATAAAAACTTTTCATAATCTATTTTAACCAATTTTAAAACCTCTGCAACTTCATTATAATTTGCTGTGAACCATTTAGACCCTTTAATAATAAAATCGTCAATAGCACTTTGATCTACATCCGTAAGTTTACCACCAATCATAATAGCTTTATCCATTGGTAAAAAATCTTTATGCCCAGACCAATTAGATGCAATAACGGGTTTACCTGTCATTGTAAATTCTAGTAGAGGTCTACCAAATCCCTCACCCTTGGTGAGAGTAACCATAGCTTTTATTTTTGGATGATTATAAAGCTCGTTCATCTCTTTGTTACTTAAATCACCGAACAAAAGGTATATCGAAGGTGGGTTATCAATTTGACCAACAAGGCCTTCAATTTTCTTTCTGAACTCTTCCCTTTGTTTAATAGAGAAAGAGGCCGCAGATGTCTTTAAAACAAGTGCTGGTTGATCTTCTTGATCTTTAAATGCTTCTGTAAAACATCTAATCAACATCCCCACATCTTTTCTGTCTTGACCAGTATCTCCTTTCAACCAATGACCAACAAACAGATAAGCAAAATCTTCTTTTATGTCTAGGTCGATTCCAGTATACTCGTTATTGTATATAGATGTGTCAACACCCTCAAACAATACTAACAATGGTTTTTCAATTCTATATTGTTTTATTAGTTTACCAGTAACATTATCATTTTCATTATAAACAGTTGACAATAAAACATCCTTTGAAAATTCAGATGTTGTTATAACCATATCCATCTTGTTACAACCGTCTATCCAATTCTTTGGCGCTACAGTTGTTTCAATACCGGCGGTTACTCCTATGTTTATTTTACCTAATGTTTGAAATTCGTTAGGTACTGTCACTTGCACATAAAAATCTGGCTGAACATTTATATTGGTTACAATATTTGAATCAATCCATTTATGAAACATGTTATCATCCTCCAACGCGGTTAACGGTGTTGATCCCCATGAACAGCTATCTATTTTAATATCAAACATATCCATCTTATGTAACGCTTCTAGCAAATCTCTTGAGTGTGCACCATATCCACTTCTTGTTTTTACTGGCCCTCTAAATAATAAAAATGGTTTTCTCATATAATTTTATATAAATCAAATTTCTTTCTCGGCTTGAAGTTACTGATTGCTTGCTCAATCCCTTCAGACATTTTATCACACATTATTTTATTTGATAGATTGTTAATCATAAACTCTCTACCTAGCAAACCTCTTGCTTTTCTTTTTTTCTTACCTATCTTATACATCTTCATGATAACATTTGCAACATCATCATCGTTTACCCTGTCATCAAAAATGTATGGGGTTGGTACAGATCCATTTAAATTTATAGCTGATGACCAAATCGGTTCTACCCATTCGCCATGTGATATTGAGCTGTGTACTTTTTTATTATGTAACGTTCCAACTGAAATATAATCATCTGCACTATATTCAAATCCACATTGATCTTGTAAGCCACCAGTCACATTAACAATAATTGGTGTACCAGCCATCAATGATTCTGCTGTTGTTAAACCAAACCCTTCATTGTTAGCGATGTTGATAGTACAATCAACTAGGTTATATATTTCATTTAACTTATCTTGTTCTAACTTTAATCCTGTGAACTTAACATCATATGGACAAAGAGCTTCGATAACTGCTGGTAAGTCTGTTCCGTTCTCATCAACAGCGGCTGTGTGCATTAATAATAAACACTTATCTGCTTTTTCTTTTGGTAGTTGATCACAAAACAATTTAAATGAATAGATAACATCACTTGGTTGTTTCCTTCTAATGTTTCTACTGTTAAAAAATAAAACAAAATCATACTTCTTATCACCAAAGATAATATTTTTTATTTCATCTGAAACTTTATCCAGTGGTTTAAATGTTTCTGGATTGATACCATGTGGAACATAACTTATCTGCCAATCTTCCAATGGTTTGAATGTTACTTTATCAGTTCTCTTACCAACACGATGTACAATTCCATATGTTTGTTTAGATATACAACCTAACCAATCACAAGATTCAAAAACATCTCTATTGTATTGTGGGTCTGGTAAATCATCCCATATGTGATAATATAATATTGGTGTGTGTTGTCTGATCTCATGTTCATTATCATATAACCATTGCCAATAATGCGGATCGGTGAAGTGTAAGATAGCATCTGGCTTTTCTTCATTTATTAACTTTCTAAGGATGTTAATATCACCATAACCATTGTATGGAATTATCTTAAGATTAGCGTCTTCAACACCTGTTCTCTTTCTGATATCATCATTAACATCAACAATTTTTCCAATCTCTGGATGTGATATTGCTGCGCCTAGTTGTATCCAATCATACTTATCAATTGTTCCCATAACAATTTCCTTTGACATAGTTGCGATTCCAGATGTCATTCTTAAATCATCAGATAATAATAAAATCTTTTTTTTCATTAATTTAAAACTTTGATCCTGTCGAAGCTAGACTCTCGTGATTATCAACTTGTTTTCTGAAGTCCTCGCTCTTATTGTATAAATCCATAGATCTGTTTACCAGTTTCTGAAAATTAATACTACCGTCAATAATTTTGACTTTGAATTTTTTGTAAACGTCATCTAAGACGGTTACACTTGTTAATTTAGTGTTTCCTTTCATATTTAAAAATATATATTCTTATATACTCTAAGAGTAAAAAATAACGGACACAAAGTATCCGCTATAATCAATCTTAAAGTTCTTTATTTTCAATCATTTCTCGAAGAGCTACCGCCACTTGGATAACTTGTTCTTGTTGAACCTCCGGCGTTGGTGGTGGTGTTGGTTCAGTTTGGCCCTGAACTGGCTGGTCTTCATTCTTTTTTTTACATCCGCATCCCATAGTTGTATGTTTTTATATAAATATTTATTTGATTATTTTCTTTATAAAATATAGGTAAAAAAAAGAAAAAAACAAATCCTAAACCGGATTATTTTTTGTTCCTAAATAAAGATTTGCTGTGTCTCCCTCACTAAAGTCTGAACAAGTACCAGAAGGGAATTCAAACACATGATCCGCAGCTGCGGTAAAATGGGCGCAATCAACATCAGAGCAAGGCTGACAGTCCCTAAAGATCTTATTAATTCGACCATTTAACACAAATATAATGTCCAATGGTATTAAACAGTCTTTCATATAGAAACTATGGAACCCCTTCTTTAGTTTGAATCCCATACAACCATCTAGATTTTCCCTACCCATCATACCCTTTTGAATATCATCAGGATGTGTTAGCATTTCGACTGGAAAACTATTACCATTTACTCTTAATTCCATAATAATAAATACAGTATTTGTTTTTTTAATTTTTTTTACTTAATATTGTCCTATGCCAGCAATTTTTAATGATTTATTGGAATTTAAGAACGAATCGGACTTGGATTCCCTATTAGACAAAATGGATAACACACTAGCTATCAAGCTATTAGAAATAGCCTTAGATGGTTGTAATGATAGATTTAGCATAGTGGAAAGTCACGTTATATACAAATGTTTAAAAAACTTAAAACAAAAAGAAAATGGATCTAACAGCGGAGATGGAGAATTACAACAAGGTTAAAGACATTGTACTGAACAAATTAGTAAGTGAAGGTTTACTAGATCAATCAGATGCAGAAGAATTTTCTGAAAGATGTCAAGTTTTAACTTACAAAGGTAAATGGTTTAGTAAATGGTTTGAGAAGAATATAAAAACAGCAAACTCTAATGCGAATGCTGATTGTTATTATATTCGTATGATCGAACTTAAAGAAAAAGAAGATGATGTGGATCGTTTATTAAGAAGAACAACCGGAAACTATGACGAATAGAGAACCAAAATATCATACCGATTTTTTTATATATCGAAAAAAATATCATTGGTTTCTTATTCCTGCCATTATTGTTTTCTATAATAAAGAAGAGTTTTATGAAACCGGGGTATCTTCACCCGCTTTCGGAATTTCATTAAGGTGGTTAACCTTTTTTATGGGGATACAAATTCAAAAAAACATTTATTACAAAAATGGGAAATAAAAAAGATTTATTAATAAGAATTACTGGTGGTGTTGTTATCATTATCTTGTTAGTGATAACAGCAATCAGGAAGCCGCATGATATGGTACCAGAACCAATTCTTGTGTCTAAAGAGGACTCACTACAAAATGTGATTTGTGAGTTAGAATCCAAGATATTAATTGAGGAGAGTACTTTTGATTCTCAAGAACAACACTATCAAAGTATTATCTCACAATATGAATCAGGGGTTAGTTATTTAAAATATTATCATAATGATGCATATAAAGATTTTCATAGAATAGTCGGCATGAGAGAACATTATTCACATGAGCTTGAAAGAGATAATAAAAAAACATTAAAAATACTGGAATGAGAAATATGAATACATTGGATTCAAAATATCAAGAATTATTACAAGATATTTTAGATAATGGTATCACAAAAAGTGATAGGACTGGTACAGGTACCATTTCAGTATTTGGTAGACAAATTCGGCATAGAATGTCACAAGGGTTCCCATTACTTACAACTAAGAAGATGGCTTGGAAGACAATGGTGACCGAGTTAATTTGGTTTTTAAGTGGGAGCACCAACATCAAGTATCTAGTTATGAACGGATGTAACATTTGGAATGGTGATGCTTACAAGAACTACACTAAAGAAGTAACTGAACTTATTGATGGATATATGTGTGGTGACATAATGGGAATGCAACCACATATTGAAATTATGTTTAGTAATCCTGATGACTTAACACCATTAACTCAAGAAGAATTCATTGAAAGAATTAAAACAGATGACGAATTTGCCGAAGAGTGGGGTGAGTTAGGTCCCATATATGGTGCACAGTGGAGACAGTGGAACACCAAAACATTAATTAAGACCACGTTGAAAGATCCATTAACTGGAAACGATACATATGTTGAGGGTGATAAAACAATTGACCAAATTCAAAACTTAATTGATGAACTTAAAACAAACCCAGACTCAAGACGATTGATGGTAAGTGCTTGGAATGTTGGTGAGTTAGAACATATGGTTCTTCCGCCTTGTCATTATGGGTTTCAAGTATACACTAGAAAATTAACGGGAGAAGAGATGTGGGATTTATTAAAGAAAAAAGTAGGAGAAGAGAAGTTTCAATTGATGGTTGATGACATTGTTCCATTCGGTGGTGGATTAAGAGAAGAATTACAAGTATACAATATTCCTAAAAGGGCAATCTCACTAATGTGGAACCAACGTTCAGTTGATACATTCTTAGGGTTACCGTTCAACATAGCGTCTTATGGTTTATTATTAAAAATGATTGCGGATGAAATGAATATGGTTCCCGATGAATTAATTGGTAATTTAGGTGATGTGCATTTATATTCAAACCATATTGAACAAGCTAAGGAACAAATAAAAAGAGAACCATTCAATCTACCAACAGTACATGTTAGAGATGGTATATTTTCATTTGGAGATCATGATGTAATATTGGAAAATTATCAATCACACCCAGCAATAAAAGCACCATTAAGTAATTAATATGTTCATTCACATTACACCCGATGAATTAGAAGAAGAATTCAGAGAGTCTTGGAAATTAGGCCACATTATACACCCATCAATAGATTATGCGGATAATGCAATTTATGCCGTTTTTGAAGGTAAATTGGTAATCATATTCAGATTTAATAAGTATGGATGGATAAATGATAACCGACAGAACACATATGATATATCAGCAGGTAGAGCAGGTATTACTATAAACATAAAAATACCGTTAGTAAATTAAATGAGAAAACAAACACAAAAAATATACAAAGAATGGAAAAATGCCACATGGTTAGAAATCTGGGAAGGTGTTAGAGATAATTTTACATTTGGGTTTATCGGTGCAACCTTAGTTGTCTTTATAGCAACTAGAACGGACATCGCAGTATTAATCGGTTATTTAACTTATTACTTCTTTATGGGTAAAATAGTTAATAGACCAAAATATGTAACAGATTTGGGTAAGTTAATTGTATTTCCAATACCATCGGCCTTGGGTGCATTTGCTGGCTACAAACTGTCATATTATTTATTATCAATATTATGAGACAAAATAAAACTAATTTATTATCGGTTACGTTAACACTATTGTTAGGATTAACTTATTATTCATCCAACGCACAAAATCAGTTTTCAGATTATGTCACTTACAATAAAGAAAACAATGTAGAAATGACTCCATTGTCTTCGTTTGTAATGAGATGGTATGGTGTCAAGTATCGTTTAGGCGGATCTACAATGAAAGGTATTGACTGCTCCCAGTTCAGTAAGAAATTATACTGGGAGGTATATGGTAGGAAATTAGGTGAAAACTGTGCTGCTCAGTGGAAAGAAACCAAAAGAATACCTAAAGATTCATTAATGGTTGGTGATATTGTCTTCTTTAGAAGTAAGCAAAGCCCAAGCGGTTGGCATTGCGGAGTTTACTTAGGTATGGATATGTTTGTTCACTCAGCAAATAAAGATGAAGGGGTCAAAGTAAGTAGCTTACTTGAACCCCGTTATCTTAGTGGATATAAAGGTGCTGGTCGATTAGATTAACGTCCCTGACCTCTATATTTCTTTGGTTTTTGATCCTTTGGTCCGTAACATTTACGAGCTTTACCTCTTGTTTTTTTACCAAATGATATCTTCATTGCAGAAGAACTTCCTTTTGCTTTTGCCATAAAATTATTCTTTATTTTTTATAATTATTCGGAAAACTATTATATATTTGTTAATAATTTAAAATACTATGGTAAATAACATCTTAAAACAAAGATTTAACTTCTTTGAAATCACATTATATAGGGATTATTCCACCTTATCATCTAGACCGGAGAAAGAAAAAGTGGCGTCAATTCAATTAGAAACAACGGGTATTGATGATCTATTTCTCTTTTTAGATGAAACAATAACATCAAAACGGGTTTCCACTCCTGATACATTGTTTTTACATAATAAAAAAGGAAGTAAAAAGAAAAATACCAAGTTTTTTTATTGTGATGATGATTTACCTGATGATAAGGTTCAATTATATTGGCTCGGCACGTTCTACACACAAGATGAAACTAAATTAAAAAAATATTATGGTGACCCATTTGCTAAGGTCAAAACAACAATACTTGAGAGGAACATCAGTATGTCTGATGAAAAAATATCTATTAGATTTTGCCGTTTTGAAAAGTATCGAGATTTAAATTGTAAATATTTTAGAAAGAGCACTTATTCTATGGGTGTTACCATGAACTTAAAAACAGGTAATATTATTATATACCGTGGCGATAAGAATATAATGAAAATTAGACAAAATAGTTTTATTTATCTACAAGAAATATTAAAGGAGTTTTTAAAAGAAACCAATGCGTGTACTTATGATTTTTCGTTTCTTAACCCCACATCTAAACCTAGACGCACAGACAAAATCAATGAGTTATTCTTGAATCAATTTGTTGATTCTGAATTTAACAAGATATTATTTCATACCATTTCGTCAAAAACACAACAACTAGACTCACGTTATTTTGTAGACCCTAAAACTATTACTGATTTCGCATACAAAGGGTTTCTTAAATTGTTTATCCAGGTTAATAAAATAAAAGTTCCCAACAACTATGAGGATCTAATCTTAAGATGGTACCCAACAAAAAAGTACTTAAAAAACAATGATAATAAATTAGTTGTTTCTATTTTAGATAGAATGGGACTTAAAACTAAATCATTAATTAAATTACTTCATAGTAACCCAAAATTAGATTTATGTAAACTGACGCTGCTTGGTAAGTATTTTGGGTATTCAAACGTACACAAGTATATTCATAATTTATCTCCTTACTATTTCGATAATAGTTGGATTTTATATGATGATCAAAATCACATAGAATCAATGTACTCCATTTTAAATGATAAATTTGAATATGATATCAGAGATTCAGAAAGATCGGTATTATTAAAATTAATTAATGAGTTTTTTAATGATATAAATATTTCATCACCAGCAATGAATGATTCACAAACAATAAAACATCAAATCAGACAGTTTAATGATCATTTAGATTTAATAACGAAGATCAGGGTTCATATCCCTGAAATGGAAATCAAATGCAATGGACTTATGGATTTTCATCATGAACACCTAGAATTATCCAAGATTGATAGATCAATAAAGAAAGGATATACTATTCAATACACATTTGACAATAAGTTAATTAAACATGTTGAGAGCGTTATTAAACCATCAATGGTTAATCTTATAGATGGTGAGGATTTTTATCCGGTTATCCTTAAGAGCGATTCAGAATATACTGAAGAAGGTGCGCACATGCATCATTGTGTTGCAACATATGCTGATAGAGATAATAGTATTATTATATCAATCAGAGAGAAATCTAGTGAAGGTCATGAGAGAGTAACTTGTGAATTCGATTTACAAAAGAAAATGGTTCAAGCCAAATATTATTGTAACGCAAAACCACCAGAACGATTTGAAGTGATCATTGAAAAACTTAAACATAGAATTGAAACATATCGTGGGTCAATCAAATCAACCGGTAAAGAAAAAATACCATTGGTTATAAACGGTAAAACAATTGAAATAAAAGAAAGGGAACAAGACGCTATATACCGAATGCTCTTTGACAATGAACGAGAATTTTAGGGTTTAATAATATAATTTTTTCGTCTATATTTTAGGTAAACCCTTATATAGATGGAAATTTTACATTATTATGAACAAGAGAAGTATGAAAAAAACAAACCATTACGAAGCGAAGCTAAATTAAAATTAGCAGCTGATGATGATTTCTTAATCTTTACATCAGAATTTTATGTTGAGTATCTTCGTCTTGGTAGAATGAACTATCTAACCTACGAACATGGCCTAACCATAAACAAAAATACTGGAGATTTTACTGTTATATATCGATTGGTCAATAAAAAAGACAACACACATAAACTATATCAAAACACCGCAAAAGTAAAAAAGAATAATTTTGATATGTTAATTGAAATTACTCAAAGAGGTTTTTATGGTGGAGAGAAAAGATATAATTTTTGGGGTGTAAAATATAAAAGAACAATTAGTGAAATTTATAAATCAATTGTTAAGGAGTTAAAAATCAATCTGGAAGGTAAGGAATACGAAAAAGACCAAGCTATCAACCCACTATATGATATGCTCGTTGATTATCATTTAGATAAAAAGGGAATCAAAGGGCATGATAATGTTTACTGGCACATATGTGAAGTGTTTCCTAAAAAGAAATGGTTGAAACTTAATGACAATAAGTTTTTACCTGCCGTTTTAGACCAATATGGGATTAAGTCCAGATTTTTAATTTCCACACTATCGGTTAAAGAAAAGAAATGTAAAATAAATCTTAAATCTCTTCGTTTTTTATGCACACTATTAGGTGAAAACTACGTGGATTATTTCAGGGAGTTTGAGTGGAACACTATTTGTATGGAGTACATTAAATCAAACAAATTATTTATTTGTGAAAATGATGCAGAAAAGAAAGCCATTACCAAATCGTTGAAAACATATTCGGAGATCGAAGCGTATATTAATGATGGGGTGTTGAATACATTATTTGATTTATATACATTAAAAGATTTTTTAAAACAAAATGGACTGATTGTCAAATTAAAATCGAATTCATCACACCAGCTTATCACATTGAAAGATACCTGGGATCTATATAAAAAACATTTTAAACTTGGATATAAGTTAAGATACACAATACCCCATGAAATGATAAAAGATCTGGAACAGGAAATTATCATTGATAATCAAGTTTTTAAACCAATGCTTATTTTGAGTGAAGATCAGTTTAAAATAGAAGGGATGATAATGAAAAACTGTATGGCCAAACAATTTAACGTTGGTGCTTTATATATTCATATGGCGATGTCTTTAAATAAAAAAAGAATTAATTTACAATACAGAAGAGGACTATTGAATCAAAACAAAGCCAAAGCAAACACTACAGTGCCCCAAGAATTCGAACCAGCTATTGAAATCTTAAGCAAGAAAATGTTAAAATATTCTATGGTCTCACCAGAAAAAGAAAAATATGACATCATAAATCGTTGATTTATAACCAGTTAAAAAATAATCATTAAAATCTTTTTAATTTAAAAAAAGATTATTAATTTAGCGGTCTAAACTAATACTCATGAAAAATCAAGGTAAAAGACCCGAACAGATTAAATTTTCAGAAGACGTTTCATATTATGCCACTCTTGGTATGATAATAACATTATTACTTATTTTTTTAATTCAATAATTTTATTTATATTAAAAATATGCAAGAGAAAGAAAGTAAAACCAATACACATTTTTGGATAAGTTTATTCAAAAGTGGATTAAGATTCGGGGCCTGTTATCAATTATTTAATGGTGATTTTAAATCATCGGCAGCCTTGTTTGGACTCGCAGAAGTCTTAGGTATTGCTGAAGAAATATTTTAGCTATGAATTATTATTTAACGCGAGCATTCGCACAAAAAATTAAAGATGAAAACAACAACAAGACCAACAAACAACTTCGACGTGACAACATTTCAAGAGTTGAACTTCAAAGGACATCCAATTGGAATGGGGAAACAATGTGTAGTAAAATTTTCAAATGGTTATGGGGCTAGTATTGTACAAGGGCCACACACATATGGCGGACCTAATGGTTTATATGAATTGGCTGTCTTTGGTAAAAACGGTGAGATAACTTATGATACACCAATCACTAATGATGTGTTAGGTTACCTATCAGAACTAGAGGTAGAAAAAACATTAATGGATATTAAAAATTTAGACAAATGAAAAGAGAAACAAAAATTAGAGCTGGGGTAACAATTATTCTACTAGGACTAATAATAACGATGTTCTTTTATTTCAAACAGCAATACGAACTACAAAAACACAAATCCGTTGATAATTTTATTCAGGGTGGTGACATTGAAAAACAAATGTTGATCAATGAAAGAGATAGTTTACGAGATGAATTATTTATCAGATTTACTGAGGTTGGTCGTTATGAAACAGCACTTGAAATTTTTAAAGAACAAAACAAAAAAGCGGCTGATGAATTTGAATTAATTTTAACAACACAAACAGAGTAAATGAATAGTGATTTTCACATAGGTAATGGTTCTTATATTAATATGAAAACCAGTTCGCTGGTTAGGTTGGACGAACAGTTCATCATATTTACACCGGACGGCCCAATAACATTAAGAGCTGAAGTAACCGCTGATTTTGCAACGATAGATCCAAAGTACCATGAGATATTCTTTAATGTTTTATCTTCAAAATATCTGAATAAAGCATCATTTGGTGACAACCCATTTTCTGAATGTAAACCAATTATCAAAAGAAGATGGTGGGAGTTTTGGAAAAAAAAGTATATTGAACAAATTTAAAAATATCTAATATGAAATTTTTTATATTGATCATGTTTGTCACTTATCTGTGGATTGCGTTTGAGATATACCGTGCCCCAATGATGGATGAGAGCGGCAGAGTAATAAAACCAGGTAAAAAACTAAGTGATTTATGGCGAAAGCAACGTTAGAATTTGATTTAAATGAACCAGATGATGTATTAGCACATCTAAGAGCTGTCAAGTCTTTGGATATGGCATTGGCGTTATGGAATATTGTACATAACACTAAGAAAGGTTTAGAGTGGTCAATGGAGGGTAAAGAAATTGACAAATATGACGCCTTAGAGTTGGTGTATGAAAAGATACACGAAATATTAGATGACCACAATATCAATACGGATGAACTAATTAACTGATATTTATCATATAAACAAATATGTCATATTCACAAAAAGTAATAGATCATTACGAAAACCCTAAAAACATTGGAACATTAGATAAAACTAAATCAAATGTTGGTACCGGCTTAGTTGGTGCCCCAGAATGTGGAGATGTAATGAGGTTACAAATTGAGGTGGTGGATAATATAATTATTGATGCTAAGTTTAAAACATTTGGTTGTGGATCAGCAATAGCATCATCTTCGGTTGCCACAGAATGGTTAAAAGGTAAATCGTTAGATGAGGCGATTACAATTGATAATATGGATTTAGTTGAGGAGTTAAGTTTACCTCCAGTTAAAATACATTGTTCAGTTTTAGCGGAAGATGCAATAAAATCTGCAATAAATGATTACAGAAAAAAACAGGGGTTAGAAGAAATTACCTTTGAAGAAACACACATATAAATTAATTATGATAGAATTTTTAAAAAAGAATCAAAAGAATATAACAATGGGTGGGGCTGTGGCTTTGCTATTGATATGTTACTTCCAACAAAAAGAGTTAACAAGATTAAGAAAAGAGACTCAGACCAATAGTGAAATTAAAATAGATAAAAAAACTACAGATAGTTTATTAAATAAATCTGGCATTAAATAATGATAACAATAAGTGACAACGCATTAAATCATCTAGTAACGTTAATGGCTTCACAACAGATAGCACCAGATACACATAAACTAAGGGTTGGTGTTAAGGGTGGTGGATGTAGTGGTCTTTCATATGTTATGGATTTTGATACCCAGGTTACGGATATGGATGAGGTTGTTGATCTTGGGCCGCTGAGTGTTATAATTGATAAAAAATCTGTTCTTTATTTATACGGAACGGAATTACAATTTTCCGACGGTCTAAATGGAAAGGGGTTTCATTGGGTAAACCCCAACGCATCACGCACATGTGGATGTGGAGAAAGTTTTTCTCTATAATATCTTTAAACATTTTATATGAAAATTAAAAATGAATATGTTGTTGGTGAAGTAAAACAAATTATACCACAAATATTCGCAGTATCAATCAAAGATGATTATCAAAGAACAATGTTGTTTTGTAGATATCAAGAATTTTATGAGTCCCCATATAAAGAAATAAGAGGGCATTTTTTCACCTGGGAAAAATTCATGATGATTTATAAAAACAGATGGAACAAAGATTTGTTTACATATCCCGAAGATTGGTCTGGGTTTAATATACCATCAAATATTGTTGACAAAGCGATGAATGTCTTTGATAAAGACAAGGGGCCATATGACGAAATAATGAGTAACATATGGTATCATTGTGAGAATTATCCACTAAGATTTGAGGAACCAAGAAAAAAATGGTATTTGATTGGTGCGGATAGTTTTAAATCAAGTACAATGAATCACGAAATCGCCCATGGATTATATTATACAAATAAGGAATATAAAAAGATTTGTGACAATTTAATTTCTGAAATTAATCCATCTCATTATGAAAAACTCAAAAAAAAGATTATCAAAATGGGGTATATTGATGACAAAAAAATAATTGATGATGAAATTCAAGCCTTTATGTCAACTGGTTTATATAACGGTTTAGATACTAAAGAATTAAAGAAATATGAAAAACCATTCATAGATAACTTTAAAAAATACAAAAAATAAGTGAGGTAAGTAATATAAAATATATTTTAAATATCGTAGAAAAATCCAATTTTATGATATATATGTATAGTAAAAAATATATTAATGCAGGAAGAATTTGTACCTTATCACCAACACCTTTTAATGAAGGTTTGGCTTAATAACCCACCAAAAAAGGTTAGCGTTTTAAATGATTGGTTTATCCAATTAGTTCATAAAGTTAAAATGGAAGTTGTTGCTGGCCCAACCAGTGTTTATGTAGACTTTCCTGGTAATGAGGGATTAACTGGAACTGTTACATTAGCCACATCACACGCGTCAATACACATATGGGATCATCATGAGCCCGCGATGGCTCAGTTCGATATCTATAGCTGCAAATCATTTACTCTACAAGATGTGTTAGAACAATTTGAACCATGGGGTATTGTTAAGGTTGAGTGGGTTATGATCGACAGAAACAATAACCCAACAATTGTATCAGAAGGTGTGTGGACACCACAACTTCAGTACATAGATGAGAATTCGTAATTTTTATTTTGATATACAAGAAATCCATGTAACTTCGTGGTTATTAAAGGACATATTTTGGTGTCTGAAGTTTACGTGGTTAGCAACTTTAATGGTGTTCCCGACATCACTTCTTACAATATATCTCCTAATAAAGGAAAAACATAATAGAGACACTAACATTACATTATTTTCATGGGTCTTCATGAATATATTTTGGATGTTACATGAGCTACAAAATTTTCCATTTTGGCCAGTACAACTCTTTATGTTGTTAGGTATTTTTAATACATTTAGGTTACTAACTAAAAGAAGAAATGAGAAGAAAAATAATATTCATTGATGTCGATGGCCCATTAGCTTGGGGAACTTGGAGAGATGGTAAGGTCACTATAACAGGTGGCGCAGAAGATTTTCAAATACCCTACCCTTGGGTTAAAGAAGACTGCGAAGCACTACAAAAAATATGTGAGGAAACAAACGCTGAATTAGTACTTAGTTCGGATTGGAAAAAGCATTTTACATTCAATCAGATGAAACGAATTTTCTGGCACTATGGTATAACCGCCCGATTAATTGATATAACTACACATCAGGACTTATGGAATAAAATGAGTAGGTCGTCATTAGAACATGAAAGGGCGTTAGAAATTGCAAAGTGGGTTAAAGATAATAAGATTTCTAATTGGATAGCAATTGATGATCTAGATCTATACCATGCGTTCAAGTGGTTGTCACCAAGAGTTGCAATGTGGAGACACGTATCGGTAGATGGTGATCATGGATTTGGTGGTAGGTTGAGAGATAAGGTTGATGAATGCATAACGAAATTAAATAGATAGTGATATATAGAACCAGGAAATTAATTAAACCAGAAGATTTAAACCCCAGAGGAACCTTGTTTGGTGGTAGATTGTTACAATGGATTGACGAGGAGGCTGCAATATATGCCATCTGTCAATTAGATAGTTCTAATATTGTTACTAAGATAATGTCTGAGATTGATTTCGTGGCCACAGCAAAGAGTGGTGATGTAATCGAGTTTGGAATGGACTTGGTTAAATTTGGGACAACATCAGTAACAATCTGCTGTGATGTTAGAAATAAGAAAACTAAACAATCTATTATTAAAATTGACAAGATAGTCTTCGTTTTATTAGATGAAAACGGTAGACCTAAACCTCATAATAAAACTAAAAAATAACTATATGGAATACTTACCAGTTTTTGGATTAATCTTTATTATTGTTGGACTAATCTCTTGGAGATGGGTGGTTGGGATTGATTACATGAAGAAAAATCACCCGGATTATAAAGGGGATGATTGGTTAAATTGGAATAATGAAGATAATGGTAATGATAAAGATCAAATTACCTAGATAAATGATATTTATAGTTTATGAGAATTGTACTTACAGAAGATCAAATAGCTAGGATTAAATTAAAAATAGCTAAAGAAGGGTTAAATGAAGATGAGTTAGACGATTTAATCGCTAAAGGATCTAATTTAATTAATAAAGGTATTGAAGCCGGAAAACAATTTATTTCTGGTTTGGAGACCGATGTTGAGAAAAAAGCTGTAGATGAGCCAACCAAAGCCGACTTTATTGGAGATGATGTAGATGATTTTTTTAAAATATTAAAAGGTATTGATTCTGATATTAGTGAACAGAAGTTAGGTACAATGACTCGTCAACAAGCGGTTGAGGCGGTACAAATAGGATTGCAAATCCTGGGGTATGCACTACCTAGATTTGGAACGGATGGTTTATTCGGTCCAGAAACCGCTGCGGCAGTAAACAAATATAAGAGGGATAAAAATATTGTAGACTTTGATGATACTGCAGATAATACTACTAATGATTTAAATGAAGCTGCTTTGATGCCGCCACTACCAATTGAATCTGGTAAAACTTATCGTTGGGATGAAAAACGTTCAAGTGGTGCACATAAAGGTATTGACATACCAGCTAAAAATGGCACACCAATTAAATCAATAGCAGACGGTAAGGTTATTGCTGCTGGATCATTAGATTCTAGATGTGGTGATGGTGTGTCAGTTTCTCATGCTGATGGTTTTGTTAGTAGCTATTGTCACCTATCTAATGTTGGTGTTAAGAGTGGTGATGTTATCAAACAAGGTGATATCATTGGTCTTTCAGGTGGTGTTGTGGGGGCACCAGGCTCTGGTAATTCACAAGGCCCGCACCTACATTTAACACTAAAAAAAGATGGTAATAGAGTTAATCCTCTTGAATATTTTGGTACGTCAATCGGTGGGTATTATGCCACTAAAGGATCTGCGAATGTTATTGGTGGGGCAACAATTACTGTTAGTATGGTTAAAACATTGATCGATAATCTTTTAGATAAAGGTGTCACATCAGATGATTTAAAAAAACATGTTGATCCTGCGGTATCAAGTGGTGGTAGTGCTGATTTTACCGATCTTGATTTATTAACTAACGAAGGTAAGAGAGCATATAGAGATATTTCGGATAATTTTATTAGACAAAGAGATCCCAATGCGGTTGTTAGTGGTGATATGTTAGCCAATAGCGCGGAGAGGGCTTACAGACAATATAGAAAATATGTTCCACCAGAATTAGCTCTGGCACAATTAACACTAGAAGGTGGTATCGGTTCATCTAGTAATAGTAGACCAAGAAGAACTAACAACCCATTTAATGTTGGTAACACTGAAACTGGTTCAAAAACTTTTCCAACCGTTGAAGCGGGTGTTGATGCTTACTATGATTTATTAGCTAGAAGATATTTGGTTAGAGGTAAAACAGCTTCTGACTTAGTAAATGACTTTAAAAACGAAGATGGTAATAATTATGCGACTGCCGGCACATACGAAGTTGGATTAAAGAATTTAATATCTTCTATAAGAAAAAGAAATCAATCTGTTTACGCAAGTTTATCTCAAACAAAAACCGAAACATTAAATGAATCATTATTGTTAGAGGCAGACAAAAGACAGGCAATCATAAACACATTTGGTTTTAGTGAAGATTGGGTTAATGAATTTCACGGTTTAAATAAAAAACTATCAATCTGGATTGCAGATACGTTTGTTAAATTTATCATTGATCAAGTTGAAAAGGGTCAAAATAGAGAAATTGTTCGACAAGGGGATGATGATGATTTAAAAGAATCTATCATTAGTCAACTAAACGAAAAGACACCTGAAGGATTTGTACAATGGAATCAAGGGATTAAACCCATGTATCAATATATTATGCACTGGGTTAGTGCACCAAGAAGAGAACAATTAAACATTCGCGATCTCACATTTCAAATGGCTTATGATCAGGCAGAAGAATGGCATGAATCATTAGAAGTAAGAAAAGACACTGATTATAAAGAGACTGGTGATGTTTTTATTGATTATAGAAATGCTGACGGTGTTGGTTATTATTGGGTTAATCTACACAAGAGCTATTGTTCAGATGAACAAGCTAGAATGGGACATTGCGGTAGAGCAAGTAATAACGGTGAGTTGATATCATTCAGAAGAGTAAATGCTTTTGGTGAGGGTGAATCGTTAATGACATTAGATTATAGACGTGGTGGTATTGTTGGTGATTTTCACAGACACGGTAATAAAAAACCTACATCAAGATTTCACAATCAAATTATTGATCTTTTAACTAATACAACATTTCCTGTAACAAGCCTCACAAGAGAAGGTGTACATAGATATGAAGATAATTTTCAGTTAGCAGATCTATCACCTGCTGATTTAAAAAGAGTGTATGATAATAATCCAGCATTAAAATATAATATTAATGATGAAAGCGCTTGGCCAGGTATCATTGATGCTGTTATTGGAGGCGAGCTTAATTTCACTCAGTATCCAAATAACGTTAAACTAAAATTACTTAAGAAGTCAATTGAATTAAATAATCAGACTGAACTTTTAACTAAATTTACTGACGATGTTGTTATCAATATTATTAATGATGCTGAATCATTAAACACTGGTGAAAAATCCACATTTACATCTTTTTTTGGGGCTAAATCAAATGATTTACTTAAAAGTAATTTTGATCAAGTTTATGATTCATCATCTATTAGCCAATCTAAAATGGTATTTATTGAAAGTCTAAGATCAATATCACAAAACTTTTTTAGTATATATACCACATTCTGTGATTACATTGATCATGGTTTTAAGAAATTTGATGAGGACACAGTAATTGCGATTATTGGATCAAGAGGAATAAAAAGATCTTTATTTTCTTGTACCGAGTCAGTACCATTCCTATCACGTTTTGTTGAAAATTCGCCAGTAGATAAAAACGGTAATATAATTGTTAAAACCGAAGATGGGTTGTGGGGGTTACTTAAAAGAACTGGAGAAACAATTCTTCACCCTCAATTTTATGCTGTTGGAGTGTCACCTGAAAATAAACAAACATATACGGTTCAGAATGCAAACCAAGATTGGTTTAGATTTGATCCAGCTACAGGTGAAACATTAAAGTTGGCTAAAAAAAGATAGGGTATTAATTATCGTTGTTACTTAACCCATAAAGTTCACTATACTTAGGGTCAATTTCTTTATTCTTAATTAAATTTAGAATATTATTTTTGATTGCGTTTGCACTTGCTCTAATAACATCACCATTTGATGTTATTCTTACCCCATCTTCGTATTTAAATGTATCTTCTTTACCAGAAAGATACCATATACCCTTTTTTTGGAATATGTGATATCCTCTACAACGTAAAAATTGATTCAATCTGTCTTTAGTTGTGGTGGTTTCCCATCCATTAGTGTTAAGTATAACGGTGTTGTCTTGATCTATTTTTATTATATCGGTTCTATGGTATTTCACACCAATAGTTTTATCATCTATCTTATGAACAATAGTATTATTACCTAATTTTTTCATTTCTTTCCCACCTACAAATCTGTTGAGTGAATCATAATTAAGGTCAGTACACGCCATATTGGCTTCTGTTATTGGTAATTTACCAACTTTGGCTTCTAATCTTTCAGCCTGCTCTTCAGTTAAAACTATTTTAATTCCCATAATAATATAAATATCCAGCTTTTTTTTGTTTTTTTAAATAAAAAGGGATATATTAGTGAATAAGTTTTTGGTTTTTATGAAAATATTCTTAATTTTACTGGCGTCAATAATGTTCGGGTTTGGGTTTTGGTATCTAATGTTCGTTTTTATCACCAAAGAACCCAATCTTCTTGACTGGCATTGGCTAACAAAAATAGTTTATTTATTCTTCAGCTTTTCTAGCGCTGAAGGTATTATAGGAACAATTAAAAAAGATTAATTATGAAATACGTATCAATTGACATTGAGACTTCGGGACTGAATCATGATATGAATCATGTCCTCTCTATTGGGGCTATCATCGAGGACACTAATAACAAATTACCATACGAAGAACTACCAAAGTTCAACGCAATAGTTCTTCAGAATAACATTCAGGGGTCGCCAAGAGCAATCACAATGAACAAAGAAATTATTTCTTTGATGGGTGAATATCTTGAGGGAACAGATGAAGTTAGGGGAATGTTAAACAGTAATAGTGGATATAACTTCTATGAGGAGGACGATGTTGTGAAAGAATTTTATAAGTTTCTTTGGAGTAATGGTTATTCAACTTTAGATTCACCATCAACACATATAAATGGAAAATTAACACCAATTATCGATGGGAAAACTAAACCAATTACATTAAATGTTGCTGGCAAGAACTTTGGAACATTTGATAAACTATTCTTACAAGAGTTACCATGGTGGCAGAAGTTAATTAGAACTCGACAAAGAGTTTTAGACCCGGCGATCCTTTGTGTTGATTGGACTAATGACACATCATTACCATCACTTATAACTTGTAAGGAAAGAATGAATATTGAAGGTATTGTTACACATAATGCATTGGAAGATGCATGGGATGTGATTGAATTATTAAGAAAGTTTTATTAAGATGAAAAAAATAATTTTATTAGTGGTATCGATAATGGGAGTGTTATCGGTACAATCGTGTGTTAATTATAAAGTTCTTGTGATTCGTCATAATGATGATCATGTTTTCTATATACCAACACAAAGGGTTGGGTTAAGATGGGAAGAATCCCGTTTTGCATATCCAACATTAGAAACGGCAAACGAAGAAATAAAAGAGTGGATTGTTAAGAAACAATTCATAAAACAAATGAAACATCCAAAATATATTAACTATGGGGACTAACTACTATCGCATACCAACCGTAGAGGAAATGGAATCTCGTAAACAAACCTTAATTGGGTTTGTGAATAATCTTGATTTATCACCTGAGAATGTTGAGAGTGGATTTAAATTCATCAGTCCAAGAAAAGAATGGGAATGGTTTTCACCATGGGAAATGTTTTTAGAAGATACCAATATACATTTAGGTAAAAGAAGTTCCGGTTGGAAATTCTGTTGGAATTTTCACAAGGAGAAATATTATCAAGATAAAGAAACTCTATTAGAGTTTATTCGTTCAGGTAGAGTTGTGGATGAGTATGGTGATGAATGTAATGTTGAAGAGTTTATTATAATGGCACTTGATTGGGGTGAACCAGATGGTTGGGTTGTAAATCAAGACTACAGAAAAGAACAACGTTCAAAAGGAGCCGGTTCATTTTTTGATGACCCTAAATATGACGATAGAATTATAGACGGATTAAGAGTTTCATCATCAGATGATTTTTGTTAGTATGATTAAGATAGATAACGATATTAAAGTTTGGATAACATCCGACACACACTACAATCATAAAAACATATGTAGAGGTGTGACCAATTGGAGAATGCCAGATGGTTCTGTTCCCGAATCACAAACAAGAAACTTCGAAACTCTCGATAAGATGAATTCGGCGATTGTTAATAACATCAACGAAGTTGTTGGTCAAGATGATGTGTTAATTCATTTGGGTGATTGGTCATTCGGTGGGTTTGAAAACATTGAGGAGTTTCACAATAGACTAATTTGCAAGAATATACATTTGGTATTAGGTAATCACGACCATCACATCGACAGAAACAGAGATAAGATCAGAAGTAAATTCTTAAGTGTGAGTTGGTTCGAACAATTTTCATATCAAGGTGAAACAATTGAGATGTGTCACTATCCAATTGCATCGTGGAATGGGCTTCGTAAGGGACGTGTTCACCTTCATGGCCATTGTCACCTACCTAACCATAAAAAGTTCGGTAATGGACGTAGAATGGACGTGGGGATGGATGGTAACCCAGAGTTCGCGCCATATGATTTGAAAAAAATATTAAATGATATGAAGAAAAGAGAAATTGGTTTCGAGCTTGGTGTTGATGATCATCATATGGACGATATGCAAAATGTTGATCAATAATTTTTTATTTCGGATTATTTTAGTTATATTAGATTATGAAATTAATAATTAACAAGGTTAAACAATTATTTAACGAGATTTGGTTAGGTATTAAAATTGCCGAACAAAACCGAGATAAATCCCAATGGGGTAAATTTTAGAAAATGAAAAAATGGGAAGCAATTTATATGCCCGCATCTGATTTTGGTGACCCATCTAAGGGTGGGTTTAATTCTAGTGAAGAAGCTTGGGAGTATGCGGCATCTCACTTTTGTGATGACTGTAAAAAATTATATGATAATGGTGAGGGTGGTGGATGTCATGCAGAATGGGTGATTGACGAAGAAGATTAAAAAATAAGTTATGGAAAGAATATATTGTGCAGCAATTTGGTATAAGGATATACCAACTCCCAAATACAAACCTATAAACATTGAAACAGGTTTAGTTGTAGAAGGACATAGACATGCTGATATTATCCGTACTATGGTGATTTTATTAGGTAAAAGGACTTGTACAAATGGTGAAGATTGTGCCGGAGAATCGGTTCAGGGATTTGTTACAAATACCAATAGATTTGTGGATAGATATGAGGGTATGAAAATAGCAAGAGAGGCTAACCAAATTATATCAGACACAACATTTAAGGAATTATATTCTGAAGATTTATATTAAAAAAAAATAAGTTATGAAAAAGATAAAAACATTTTTTAATTCTGGCATGTTAGATCTTGTTGGAATGGTTATTGGGATTGTATTAGTATTTGAATTCATTGTGTTTCCTGGATTAACGGAACCAAATACAATATTAAATATAATTTCAGCATTAATCGGTATTGTAACAACGTTGCTATTCATTTATTTAGCTCCAGGTTATTTTGCTCGCTTTAAAAACATTTTTGAATCATCTCTTGATGAAATTAAGTTGGGTGAAACCGAATTAGATTACATTCCCAAAGAAGAAATTCTTAAAAAGAAAAGAAACACTAAACAATTTGATGGTGTTAAGAGTGATGAACCATTTGTAAAAACCAGAAAGAAAAACCCCAAACCGGAGTTTCCAATGAAACCACATAGTAAGGTTGTAAAGTCAATAAATAAAAAATAATATGGCACTAGAATCATTTGAAGAACGATACATTCGTCAAGAAAAACAACGTGAACAATTAAAATTAGAACAACAATTAAAAAGAAAAAAACTTATGAAAACAATCGGAGCAGCAGTATTGGGATTCTTTCTATTAACAATGTTATTTTTCTCTTGCGAGAGAATTGATGCTGGACATGTGGGTGTTAAAGTGAACCTCTATGGTGATAACAAAGGTGTTAGTGATGTGACAGAAGTTACCGGAATGGTCTTCTATAATCCAATTACACATAATATCTACGAGTTCCCAACATACATTCAACATAAAGAATATTCCGGAGAGAATGCATTCATTGTAAACTCAAAAGACGGTAGTGAGTTTCACATTTCTCCAATCGTAAACTATTCTGTTAAGCGCGAGAAGGTACCATCGATCTTCGCTAAGTACCGCAGAAGTTTAGGTGAAATCGAAGATGGTTTTTTAAAGACAAACATTTATGATGCATTCAGAATGACAGCAAACTTTTATACTGCAGAAGAATTGATTAGTAATCGTCAATTGTTTGAAACAAAAGTAAGAGCAACATTAGACGCTAGTTTGTTACCAGAAGGTTTTATTATTAATCAGTTGACATCTAACTTGGTTTATCCTGAAACATTTAAGAAAGCAATTGAGGCCAAGAACAATGCTGTTCAAGGTGCGTTGATGGCAGAGAATAAAGTTAAACAAGCAGAAGCAGAAGCTAAGATTAAAGTGGCAACAGCAGAGGGTAACGCTCAGGCTATGCTAACATCAGCTAAGGCCGAGGCCGAAGCAAATAGAATGAAGCAAGTTACATTAACACCACTATTATTACAATTAGAATATATAAACAAATGGGATGGTAAACTTCCTGTTTACGGCACAGCTCCTATATTATATAAACCAGTTAACTAACAATATTATGCAAACATTCATGACCTATCCGAGTTTTTATGATTCATTAAAATCTTTGGATAATAAAAGATTAGGAAAACAAAGAGTTGAAGCGAAACAAATATTAAATGTTTTGTTGAACAGACCAAGAAAAGATGGAGAGCCATATAAAGGTTGGTTAAATCACCCTTGTGTTAGAATGTGGCGTGGATATGAGAATGCATTGAAAGAATATTTTAACATATCATTAATGGTATGGGAAGAAAGAGGATTTAAAAATAATATGGAAGTCGAGGAACATAATGGTTGTGTTCCATTGCCTGATTGGATTAATAATCCGGTTTTCTATCTATCACATAGAGCAAATTTACTTAGAAAAGATTATGAGTTCTATTCAAAATATGGTTGGCAAGATGAAGTTAGCCCGAATGAACCATACGCATGGTTAGATGAAAACGGTAACTGGTATCTACAATATTCTGGAAGTGATTCCGTAACTTATCTTGACTCGACATATGCTTAATTAAAAAAAATGGAAAAAAAATATTTGTACCTGGATGATGTTAGAATACCTGTTGGTGATCATTGGATATTAGTCAGGAGTTACGAGGAATTTGTTGCTGAAATAAAACGATATGGCCTCGCATCATTTGAAGTTATATCCTTAGATCACGATCTAGGCGAACAAGCGATGGTTGAATACTATACTAACGTTAAAAATAATTCAACATTAGATTATAGTAATATATACGAGAAGACCGGTTATGATGCCGCAAAGTTTTTGGTGTCAGAAAGCATGACACACAATATACCGTTACCTCAAATATATGTGCACTCAGCTAATCCAATAGGTGCTCATAATATAATGGGATATATCAACAATTACTTAAAGAATTCTAAGCAACCAACAACATGTATCTTCGCCACCACTAAACATACAATTGATGAGCGATGGGTTATGTCACCTGCGGCTAGGAAAGCTAAATGGGATAGATCAAAAGAGGATTAAATATTATTTTGAGTTACAATTTTTTTTCACTATATTAATATAATGGCGAGTCAACCAATCAGAAACATTGATTTATTTAAAAAATACAATATCCCTTATCGAGATTTCGCTAAGGATCAGATTGTAGTTGATACAGCTAAAATTAGTTTCCTAATTGATTTAGTTCCAATAAAGAACAACCCATATGTTTTCAAGGTCTTTAATATGACCGCCAATAGAACAACAATTGAATCTAAAGACACTTTCTTAAGAAAATTGTGTAAACACTTTAAATTAGATTTTATTCATTGGAAAGAAAATGTTGATGTTGTTGAAAATCTTTACATTAAAGAGGAACCAAAAGAAATCAAGATAGGTAATGAGTACACCACAACCTGGGCTAATCCTGTAGCAAAATGGATCTTACGAGACATACTAGAGGATGACCAGGTTATTATGGTGTCACCCAAAACACAACGTCCAATCATATCTAAACTATCAGACTTAAGGATCTGGTGCATAAAAAAACAATAACATGAAAAAGCTATTCTTTGACTTAGAAACAACAGGGTTAGATTACAAAACTAATGCTATTCACCAGTTCTCTGGTTGTATTGAACTCGATGGTACAATTATCGAGTCATTTAACTTTAAAATTAAGCCATTTGAAGGTGCTGTAATCGTTCCAAAAGCCCTGGAGACATCTAACGTCACCGAAGAACAGATCATGGCTTATCCGCCAGCTGAAGAGGTATTCGCAGAGTTTATGCGAATGTTGTCAAGGTATGTTAAAAAGTTTGATAAGAAAGACAAAATGTTTCTTGTTGGATATAATAACGCGGCGTTTGATAATGCATTTTTGAGAGAGTTTTATGTGAGACATCAAAAAGATGATTATTTTAATTCATGGTTCTGGGGTAACACTATTGATGTAATGGTCCTGGCATCAGAATATCTAGCGGATGTACGTGTTGGTATGGAAAATTTTAAGTTGATGTCTACAGCTAGAGCGGTTGGTATTGAGATAGATGAATCTAAATTACACAATGCTGAATATGATATAGAACTAACTAGAAACATTTATAGAATTGTTACAAATAGATTTAATGAAAAACCATCAGTATATGGAGTTTTAGATGAGATGCCATTCTAAAAATATATTTGGGTGGAATCACAAATGTGAATATATTTGTGAAAACATGAAAATATGGAAATGATTAGCCCCTACAGTTTCCCCGGCTTAAAAACGGCTGGGCTTTCTAAAGAAACATACCCTTATCTTAACTATGAAAAAACAATTATGACAAAAGAAGAAATCATCGAGGTAATTTGTAAAGAAGGTAATGTTACTCTAGAAGAGTTATCGTCTGTGTCTAGAAAAACAGAAATCGTTAATAGTAGAAAACTTTTATCCGGTGCTTTAAAAATTAAACTAAACATGACCCTTGTTTCAATTGGCAAGATTCTGGGTGATAGAGATCACACAACAATAAGACACCAGTTACTCAAATTTAAGGATCATTGTCAGTATGATGATCTATTTAGGTTGAGAGCTAGACTAATTCTTAACAAGCTAGGAACCGATTTTCACCATAACTATATCGATATCAAGGATAATAGATAATATAAGACCCGGATTATTCCGGGTTTTTTTATATTTATATGTATGAAAAAGATTATTATAACCGAATCTCAGCTACACAAAATTTGGCCAAAGCTAAAGGAATCACAAATTGATGAGGATATCTTTGTTAAAAAAGATCCAGATAACAATAGATTAATTATATTTTCTGACAAAGAAGATAAGAGAGCAAGAGGGAATGAAACCTATGGTTTATATAAAGAATTTGGAAAATTAGGTTTTGAGTGGAAAGGTGAACTTGGTCACTGGGTTGGTGGTTATGATAAATTTGATGCAATTAATGGGCTCATCAAGTCACATAACAAAATACGTAATATCATTGAAGATCTCGAAATGCTTGAGCTTTTTATTCAGGATACCGATGTTGATCCAACAAAAAAGAATGTGATTATGGATCAGTTAGAGTTGTATATCAATGATTTAGCTAATGCAACAGATCAGGTTGCAATGGATGCAGCAATCAGAAATTATCTAACATTTTATAGTAAGTTTCACAATTATAGTTTAACCAATTCACTATTAATATTTTTACAAAAGAAAGACGCTCAGCGTGTTGCGGGGTATAATACCTGGAGGAAAAAAAATAGAGGAGTTAAAACAGGCGCAACAGTAATATGGATATGGTTCCCAATGCAAGTTAAATCAGGTGAAGAAGGTGACACATCCAATATAGATTTTACCGGTGTGGATGACGCTGTTAGAAAAGGGAAAACAATCACCAGATTCAAAATGGGTAAGGTATATGATATCTCAGACACATATCCATTAAATGATAAGGGCGAGGTTCCAGAGACGCCAAAATGGTATGCTGATAACGAACCAAGTGATGTGGCAGATGAATTAACTGAAAGGTTGAGTAGGTTTGCTGAAACACTTGGGATTAAACTAACTAAATCTGACGCTGAGGGTGGAGAAAAAGGTTATAGCGCCGGAGGACATATCAATTTATCATCAGATATCTCTGGTGTTGGTCAAGCAAGTACGTTGGCACACGAATTGGCACATGAATTATTACACTGGAAAACAAAATCACCATTCTATATTGATGATGACACAGTTAACACCAGGGAAATGAAAGAGTTACAAGCCGAATCTGTATCATATGCTATTATGAAATATTTTGAGCTACCTGTTACACAACATCCAACTTATTTGGTTCTATGGAAAGCAAATAAAGAAAAGATAATGAAGAACTTAAATATTATAGTTAAATGCTCTAAGTTTATTATTGACGGGGTTGATGCTATTTCAGATGATAAAAAAGATTAAAAAATACAATTAGATATTTGTTTTTTACAATTTTATTAATTATATTTTGTTATTATTAAAAAAGTAAAATAATATCAAAATGAAAACATTAACAAGGTTTCCCAAGAGAGCGGCAAAACCAATTAAAATTGATGGATTTAAAGGTAAGTATTTAATCACTAGAAGTGGTAGGATTTTAAACACAGTTACAGGGAACGAAATTAAATCATGGAGAGATATGAGCGCTGCTGTTGAATATAGTAGAGTGACATTACTAAAACCTGATGGTACAAATAAAAAATATTATTTACATAGGCTGGTTGCTGAAATGTTTTTAAAAAAACCGAGGAAAAAAAATGTTCAGGTTAATCATAAAAATATGAATACCAGAAACAATAAAACAACGAATCTTGAATGGGTAACACCAAGTGAAAATCTTGAACATGCAAGAAAGTTTAGAGCTAAAAAAAGAAGGAAACAAAATGAAAAAACCAACTAAAGAAGAAATAGGTGAATTGATAATGTTACTAATAGCTGTTGCTGTTGGTGTATTAGTCTTCTCAACGACATTTGTATTCGCTAGAGAAATTTTTAAAGTATTATTTTAATTTAAATCACAGCAAAAATCTAAATCTTCATAATTTTTTATGGGGATTTTTTTTATTTAAAAAATTTTCACTATATTAGATAATAATAAAATTATAAAATAATATATTGAATGAAAACAATTTACCTATCTAGTTCAGACACGAAATTTATTTATGAACATCTAAAATCTCAAGGCTATTATGAATGGTACATCATATTGAGATGTGTGGAAGAGATTCAATGTGATTACACTTTTTTATCCAGATTATCCTGGAATAATTTATTAAGAGAGAGAGAAATTATTGATGCTGGTGGAACAAAAAATTCGGTATATGAAATCTCGGAAACAATTAAAGATGAAATTAGAGATGTTATTGCGTTATTAAACATAGACGATCTAAATCAAAAGATCACCGGTGAGTCACCGTCTATAACAGCTAAAGAATTAGAAAAGCAATTAAATAACTATGAATGTATTAAAGCATACAACAGTTATGGGTTTAAATTTAGAATAGATTCTTTTAAAAACTACACATTAGATAAAAATGGGTATAAAATATATGACGAGAAGATATTAGATTCGGAAGATGAATGTCTCTATAATGAAAAGATAACAACCTGTTCATTATATATTGCCGAGTGGGGTGACAAGATGGCACACAAAAGACCAAAGAAGTTTCAAATGAAACATTATGATAAAAAAATTGGTATAGGTAAAAATGTTTCAGATAGAATGGATATGTTATCAATTGATAAAAGGAGTGGTGGAACACTATCACCAATGTGTGTTAAAGCATTAAGAGCTTGGACCATGACAACAAAATTATGTGTTAGGCTTGAAAGAGAGTTACATGATTTCTTTAACGAAAAGGATAGAAATACTGGCGGAGAATGGTTTTGTGATTATTATGAAGACCTTGTTGAATTGGTTGAACTTAAAATTCAAGAAAAGGTTAACGACGGCCATAAGATAATTGAAATAAGGATTGATAATGAAAATGAAGATATAACATTCATTTCTAAGCTACCAAAAGATTTTTGGAAAAACGAGATGGAAGATGATGAAGATGTTTTCGTTCCCAGAATGAAGTACGAACTATAAAAATAAAACAAAATGGAAAACTCAGAGATTAAAATGAAAAATGTAAAGAATTACAAAGGACATTACACAATTACCGAAAATGGTCAGATCTTTAGTATTAGGTCAAATAAATTTATCAAACCGTTCCTTACTGAAGATGGTTATCACAGAATAGAATTGAGTAAAAACGGTGTTGGTAAAAAACATAGAGTACACATACTATTGTTGGAATCCTTTTCACCCAATCCAGATCCAGATAAGTATGATCAGGTTAATCATTGGGATGGTAATAAAACAAACAATGTTTTAGAAAATTTGAAATGGAGCAATGATGAAGAAAACAGAGACCACGCTATTAATGTGTTGGGGTATACCCATTGCTCACCGGTAAAAATAAAAAGAATAGATCTCTTAACAAAAGAAGAGGTCATATTCAATACAAAACATAGTGCCGCTAAGAGTTTGGTTTTACCTGAGGAAAGAACAGCACAAAAATTAAAAAATAGATCAAAAGAAATTAGGAGAGCTTTAAATAGTGAAACACATAAGTATCTAAATTATCTTTGGTATCAAATTGATTAGAAAAATATAGAATTATATTTTGTTATTCTAATAAAATAGTATTAATTTTGCCTTATAAACACAAAAATATGAGGTATCTAATCTTAATTTTACTATTTTCTGCCTGCCAAAAGGATGATACAATTCTTCCTCGGAAGCTAGATGACAACCAACAACAGCAAAATACCGCAGTTGTATACAAATACAGGCCAATTGTTGATACAATTGTAGATGATTTTCTGGCTAAGCCGGCGACCGGAGCAAAACTAATTGTTCCGGTTATTATAATAGATATTATTCCAACGGATACCAATGGGGTATTGTTAGAAAGTGTAAAGGCGGCTGTTCCAGATTATGCTGGTCGTGTTGTTTCGGATTTAAATAAGAACGATATATTCTATTGGACATTAAATAATAACCAAAAGACAAAATTTGCAATAGAAGAAGGTTCTAAATTTCGCGGATATAATGATCCATCTGCAACACCATATGTTGGAATTAAAGTTATTAAGTATTTTAAGGTTCAGAACCTACCACTTGTTTATAAAAACAGTAGTCCCTATGTTGACAAATATACACCAGATTACAAAACATTATTTGATTCAATTGGATTAAAGAATTTGGTTGAGAGTTATGGTGTTAAGGAAGTTTGGATTAACTATCCTCAATATATAAAAAACTTATATGTTTATGAATCCAATATGTCTTCACCATATGGGGATGTATCAAATAGTTACCGAGATGCCGACTTACCGGTATATAATAAAACATATGTTGTTTATGGTAACATGTACAGTAGATGGTTTGCAGAAATGATTCACTGTCGTGGTCACCAAATTGAAGCACAGCTTGGATCTGTTGATGGTGATTTCTTTTGGAAAAAGTTTGTTGGTGGACAAAAAGAAGGTAGATGTGGTGACACCCATCATTCACCCAATTCGGTTGGTGACTATGATTATGATAATTCCACTTCAATATTATCTGATATTGGTGATTGGAAGCCAAATGGTGGAACAAAGACATTGGTTAATAAAACTAATTGGAAAAAAAGTAGACCAGTACCATTTAATTATACATCGATACCAAAACATGTTGCTTGGAATAGTTTAATTAGTGGAGGAATTAGTGGAGATCCACAGAGTGGTTGGTTGGTATATTGGTTTCAATCTATTCCTAGTGAAAAGAAAATCAGTTTTGATAACAAAACAGTTGAGAATTGGTGGGATGTTTTTTATAATTGGGATGAAACAATGAAAAATAAAAAGAAACTTTATAACTAATAATGAAAAATGAAAAAACATATTATGCAAAACAATCGATAAGTTTAGCAGAAGAAGCAAAACAATCAATAGTTGTTCCATCTGATATTATTACAGAATGTAATGATGATAGATTACTTGGAATGAGAGTTAGGGGTATGTTAATTAATAAAGTTAGGGAATGTGATGAACATATTAACTATATGAAATCTTTTATTGAAAATGAAGAAGGAAAGGGTAATATGTGATAAAAGACAATTCAATAAAAGAGAAGCTAAAGCTGCTTTGAATATATTGAAAGATAGTAATAAACCATGGAGAAAAGAATCTAGGTATTATCACTGTCCATTATGTAATAGTTGGCATTTAACATCTAAAGAAATGGGACAAGGTAAAATACAAGAAATTAAACTAATAAATGAAGATCAATGGTTAAAACTCTTAAGTAAGGACATAGATCACCTCTAGGAGAATTTACTCTCAACTTTGACTAACCCAACGAGCTTCAGCTAACCAGATTTGATCCTCAACAGATCGTTCCCCATATTAACCTTATAAACGTTGACCTCTTTTGTAGTTGGTACGTCTCATTCTTATTTAGAACTACCCCACCAATTAGACCCATACTCTCAATTTCTGAATTACCCTCTGGGCGAAAGCCTTCCTTTTTCTGTCAGAAAACCTACAGAAAATAAATACGAGAAAACTGGCAAAAAGTAAATAATTGTTAATAAAAATTTAACATAATGCTACGTCAGAGCCCTTGAGCACTTTATGCGAAAGGGCGATCATTATGATATTTATAAGAAGATGAAGATAGAAGCATTATTCATATCCGATGTACACCTCGGATCAAAGGGTTCTAACGCCGAAGGTGTTTTAGCAATTCTTAAACAATATCAACCTGAATATCTTTTTTTGGTTGGGGATATAATAGATGGTTGGTTATTAAAAAGAAAGTTCCGTTGGCCACAGTCTCACACAAACGTATTAAGAAAAATTTTATCACATTCAAAGAATGGGTGTAAAGTGATTTACATTCCTGGTAACCATGATGAGTTCTTAAGGGAATATGGGGAATTCTCCTTTGGAAATATTGAAATTCACAACGAGTATATTTGGAAAAATACTTTTATTACACATGGGGATCTTTATGATGGTGTGGTTAAATTAAAATGGTTGGGTGTTCTGGGGTCTATTGGTTATGATATGGCCATTACAATTGATAGAAGACTTAAAAAATTTGGGATGAAACGATCGTTATCCAAGTTTTTAAAAGACAAAGTAAAGGAAGCTGTTAAGTTTATTACACAATTTGAAATAGAATTAACAAGACAAGCCAAGAAGCATCACTGTCACTCAGTAATCTGTGGACATATACATCATCCAGAGGACAGAATGGTTGATGGTATAAGATACTTAAACACTGGTGACTGGATAGAAAATAATTCATATATAACATATAACAACGGAATATATTGCTCACATGAATATAAAAAATAATTTAACAATTGTTATTCCGTCCAAGAATGAGTCAAGGACATTATATGATTGTGTATATAATATCTCTAAACAAACCAATATTAATGGCACAAGGATAATAATATCTGATGTGTCTGATACATATGATTCTTTATTTCATATAAGGGACTTAATAAGAGATTTTAGCCATCTATTAGACATTGAGGTGATTAAGGGTGGTTACCCATCAGAAGCGAGATTTAATGGTAGTATATTGGTTAATACACCCTATATGTTATTTCTGGATGCTGATGTGTTTTTAACAAATCCAATTATGTTAGAAGAGTGTTTAAAACACCATAAAGATTTAATAACAGTACCATTTTATACAGATTACCCATATAGATGGGTATTTAGGGTTTTTGATATATTTCAAAGGTTATCGATACTAGCCGGAACACCATTTGCTATAGGTGGATTTCAACTTTGGAACACACGATCTTATTGGAAAGTTGGTGGTTATAATCCCCTGGAATTATTTGCAGAGGATTATTCTTTATCAAAGAAAGTGAATGTCAAAGAATTTAAAATTTTAAATTTATCCGGCATATATACATCACCAAGAAGATTTAAATCAAAAGGTATTTTTTGGATGTTTAACATTATGGTTAAAGCATATATCAATAGAAACAATCCTGAATTTTTTAGGCAATCACACAAATATTGGGATTAATTTGGAATTGTAGTTTTTTTCTCTTATTATAGTATAAAAATAAGAGACATCCAGATGAAATTAGCTATTATTGACATTGAAACTACAGGATTTGTTAGGGAAAAAAACAATTCTATAGTTGAACTTGCAATAGTTTTATGCGACACAGAGACCAGAAAAACTGAGATTCTGTTCAATAACATTGTTAGGGAAAGCACACTCAGTGATTATCATAAGAGATCCTGGATATTTGATCATTCTGATTTGAAATTCAGAGATGTCGAACGTGCTCAAGACATTAACACATATAGAGCCGAGATTCAAGCCATACTAGACAAGTACAAGGTAACAGCATATAACAAGAGATTTGATATGGGGTGGTTATCTAGTCTTGGTTTCAGGTACAAAGAAAGCAAATGTTTAATGGAAACCGCTAGCGAATATGCTAAAGTTCTTCTTGACGAGGAAATAAGTCTCAAGGAAGAGAATGTATATAGGTGGTTGATGCAGGATAGAAACTATGTGGAGAAACATAGGGCATTACCAGATGCATTAGATGAGGCTCAGATCCTATATAAGTTATGTGACTTTGCTGAAGACCCCATCATCAAAGAAAGTATTGATCAACTAAGAACAAATAAAACTATTTCAAAAGTCTCTAGATATATTAATGAGGAAGACTTTAAGCCGGTACCTAAAGAATTTAAGAGCAACAAAGAAGTTAGTCACGATCCCAAAACGTTCGAAGATAAATTTAATCACACTAAGAAGGTTATTGAGGGATTCTTATCTGAATATGACATTATCTCAATGATTGTATTGGATGAACCAGCAAAGGCCACATTCAAATACAAAGGAAAGATGTATATCTTTTATTATAATGCTGGTAGATGGGGAGTAATGAAGGGTAGTAAACAACCAGAGAAGTATTATTTCTGTAAAGATACAGAAGATCTTTTTACAAGATTCTTAAACAAATAAACACACATATGGCAAAAAGAATAATCGAAAAGAAGATTATGTATTTTAAAACGTTATTATCTGAGACAACTGGTTTCTTTCAAAGATTGAAGATAAGACTCTGGATATTAAATGAACAGAATAAGTTAAGGAAATATAAGAAATAAAATTTAAGATGGTAGACAATATAGAATTAATTAAACCGCTCTTGAACTTTGATAAAGAAGGTGACTTCTATATGCTCTATGTATTCAAACGCAAGAAAGATCAACCTGAAGGTGAGAGAGATAATCACCAGTCAGTTAGGACAATAAAATCATATTGTATTGATAATATTCCATATCTCGATATGCGATATGACGAAATTAAACAACTATGTGAGGTATTCAAAGCTAGAGCATATATTCATGTGGCCAAACAAAACCATATGGATGTTTCATTGGATATGATAACAGAAATTGTAACCAGAATACAATCAGGACAAATTAATCAAAAGAATGTATTTGATTCTGTTGTTGGTAAAATAAAAACATCGGAGAAGAGATGGATTGTTGATGTTGATCAAAAAGAAATATCACCACTGATGATTGCACATATTGAATATGGATGCAAACCATTTACTGAGGTTGAGTTTGATGAAGCTGGAATGCCAATTGGATATAAGGTTGGACCTAAGATTGAAAAGATAATCCCAACCAAGAACGGACATCATCTTATCACAAAAAGATTTGATGTAATGGCATTTAATGAAAAGTATTCAGACATCGACATTCAAAAGAAGAACCCAACATTATTATATTATCCAAATTCATTAGATTAAAAATATGAAAAGATTATTCTCAAAATTTATAGAATGTAGATTTTATGATAGAGTAAATGGTAGGGCAGTTAATTTGTATCAATGTAAAGATGGTAGTTACTTTCTTGCGCATTCTAAATTTGATTCATTATTTTTTTATACAACATTATGAAAGAAAATACATTTAGAAAAACAATTATTGATAAACGTCTTGAAGAATTATCTGATAAGGTAAGAAGAGGTATTCCAATAAAAATGAGTGAGGCTCTTGAAGTTATTGAATATCAAGAAACACTAAAAGCACATAAGAAAACCACATTAAAAGATAGGTTTATTAATTTTTTCAAAATTAAATAATATGGGAATAGATTTCTGGTATACCAATATATCGCCTAATACACGCATTAGAGAGTCTATTGAAAAAATAGATTGCACAATTCTATTTAAAAATATTGATACCAACCCTATTGACCAAACCAAATTAAACTTTTTAGTTTTCAAATGGGAAGTAAGATGGTCATTTCCCAATAGCACACATACACATTCCATTGAATTTATAGAATTACTGATTAGATTACAAACAGAGAATTTTTATTTTATATCAGACTTTTCAGGTGAATCACATAGTAGACCGGATGAATTAAGTTTAAATTTTTTAAATAAATTAAAATCAAATAGTATTAATATAAATCGTTTATTTGTTGCAATTAATAATTCAAATAATCTTGGTATACATAAAGTAAAATATGAAAATTTTATATTAAACACCATTTTCTTTCCTAATTTCTTTCTATCAACTTATAATCATCTTATAAATTATGTTGTTAAACATAATCACATAACACCAGATAAAAAATTTTTGTGTTTAAATAGAAGAATGTATTATCACAAATATAAAATAATTGAAGAACTATTTGATAGGGAATTACTAAATGACACAAGACTTAGTTGGGTGGATAATAAACATAAAAAAAACCTATTAAATAAAAAATTAACCGATCACTTAGGAATAGATTCGGACAATTTTAAATCAATTCAATTGGAAGATGATGTAATGTATGGTAGTGAATTATCTAAGCGCGAGGAATATCTTTATACAGTAAACCCTAATTGGTATTATAAAAGTAAGGTTAATATTATTACTGAAACAAACTTTAACCAATTAGAAATCCATATAACCGAAAAAACCTGGAAGGCAATATACTTGGGTGTACCATTTGTTGTTTCTGCATCAAGGGGCCACCTTAAAACATTGAGGGATATGGGATTCAAAACATTTAATTCGGTTATTAACGAAGACTATGATGAAATGGATGGTGATCATAAAATAAAACACATTATAGATAGCGCTGTTGAGTTGTCCAATGTATATAATAGCAAAGAGGTTTTAGACATATGTAAGTTCAATCAGGATTTATATTTTAACAAAGAATATCGAAAAGATATTTTAAATAAAACATTTTTAAATTATCTTTACAATATTGAAAGCCAACTACAACCAACAAACTTAATATAATGCTTAAGATAATAATAGATAAGGAGATGTTGGAAGACGAACTCAAAATAAAGATACGAAGTTATAAACTAGAACCATTATATAAAAAAGATGTGTGCATTGGTTTAACGGTATCGGTGGTCGCGGACCCAAAGTATCAAGACATAGCAAATCACTTTAAAGATAATGATAGAATTTCAATTGACCCTATAACCGGAAACGTAAAAATAAAATAATATGAAACTATTTGAATACAAACAGATCACTAAAATGGATTATATTAATCAAGCTCTATTGTCCCAAATGGGTAAAGAGGGTTGGGAACTTATCCTATGTGATGTTGGTTCCTACATCTTCAAAAGAGAAATGGAATCGTTACCAGAAGAAAATGAGTTTGATGATTATGGTATGAGAATTAAACAGTAAGATTATGTCACAGATAGAATTAGTTAAAGATACACAAGTTGATTATAGATTCGTCTCAAATTACTATGATGAGCCATTAGAGGGCTCATGTTATTACTTGGGTAAACTATATTACTTTAGAAGAAAAGAAGGAACGGATCATTTATTTTTGATTCATCTAAATAAGAATGGGGAAAGAAAATGGAAGCTTAAACAACTTTGGTTTGAAATATGTATAGGGTATCATTGGAGTTGGTACCCCAAGAATAGATCCAAAGGATTTTATTATAGAAAACCGCAATGGTTATATAAAATATTATTGGATATCTATTATAGATTAAAATAACAAAAAAACGATGAGCTTAAAGGTGATAATAGAATTGAAGTCACGGTTAGTAAATCTAAATGATTTATTAACTATGAGTATTAGATATAGTGAAGATGCTTTAAGTAGATACATAAGGAATGAGATAACTAAAACAGAAAGGGAAATAAGAATATTAAAAAATTTAAATAAATAATACCCTTAAAAAATATTAATGAGCGATTTATATAATTTCAAAAAAGACGAGGCCAAGCCAAGAATAAAAACCCCAGATTCGGAGGACAAACATGTGGCGATGATGGAAGCGATTGCTCCCTTTGCAAAGAACAAGGTGCAAGGTAATCTAACCACCATTGATATCATTCCAGCAACAAAGAAAACAAGATTGTTTTTAATGTTATTACCGGAGTGGTCCCCAAATTTCCCACCATTCAACACGGCGAGATTGGCTTCCGTTGCAAAGCATTCCGGATATGAAACCAAATGCTTGGATTTAAATATAAAGATACATAATGTTTTTAGAGAATTAATTAGAGAAAATAAGATTGATTTTGATCCATGGGATGGGGCAAAGGAATGGAAATGGTTAGAGAAAACATATTATACGGAGTTGCATCCGCATATTGAGCCGGTGCTTCGACAGTATATCCAACAGATTGTTGATTGGAAGCCGGATGTGGTTGGGTTTACCATGTACTATTGCAATGAGGAGCCAGTTAAATGGGTGGCCACCGAATTAAAAAGACTTATGCCAAACATTAAGATCGCTATCGGCGGTCCCAATGCGGTATTAAGAATACATCAATTTAAAGATGACTATCCAAAAGGTTTAATTGATTACTCTGTCATTGGTGAGGGCGAAGCCATATTGTTACAGATATTAGATGAGGTGGAGAATGGTGTTGTGCATAATGAAATTCAAATACTATCACAACCAGAAAAGCAAAGGTTGGATTTAAATAATCTTCCGCTACCTGACTACAGCGATTTTGATTTTAATGAATATGTTTATCCAAATGGAATCAATACCGAGTTCAGCAGAGGTTGTGTTGCCAAATGTACATTCTGTGAGGAGACACACTTCTGGAAGTATAGACAAAGGATGGCCACAGATGCACTAGCGGAGATTGAACATTTATATTATAGCAAAGGTACGGATGTTGTATGGTTTATTGATAGCTTGGTAAATGGAAATCTTTCTGAACTAAGGGCGTTCTGCAAGGCCATCATCGCAAAGGATATAAAATTACATTGGACCGGGTATTGTAGATGTGATGGAAGAATGGATCTGGATTTCTATTGGGATCTAAGGGGTTCTGGTTGTGAGGCACTTAACTATGGAATTGAATCGGGAAGCCAGAAAGTATTGAATGATATGGCCAAGGGCGTAACCATACTGGAGATGGAACAGAACATGGAATCTGGAAGGATTGTCGGTATAAGCGCGTTTACCAATTGGATTGTTGGATTCCCAACTGAAGACTACCAAGACTTCTCGGACACGCTAACATTCATATGGAGAAATAGAAATCAAAACATATTAACAATAGCTGCGGGATTTGGATTCGGTATGGGGATGAATACGGTGGTTGGTCAAAATCCTGATAGATATGGGGTATCACCACACTTCTTCATGGATCAATGGATGACCAAAGACTTTAGGTTAACAAAGATACACGTGCTATGTAGAATCAAATCATTTGCCATATTCTTACAAAACTTAGTAACCATTAATCATGTACATGTTCCACATAGACCAAACCTAATAAGAGATCACTATGTATTAAACATTTTTGATCGATCCACATTAAATGAAATTGAATACGAGCAGTTTGACTACCGGATTATACAACCAAACATGCACCCATTTGCAAATACTCTGGTAAATGAAATGTTTGTACTATTCAGAATGTTATGGAGAACCAGAGGTGGATTCTCATTGGATATAAAGTTTGATCAACAATTGGATCTGGTTGAATTCGGAGAAAGAAACGTGGGGCCATTCTGGGCCAACCATAAGTTTATTATAGATAGAGATGGAAACTGGAAATATAAATGTGATTTTAATTTTAAACAACCGGAATCTAATATTGAAAAACAAACGCCATTTAAAACCGTAGATTTTTCTCATATAAAGGTAAACGCGGCCGTACGAGCAAGAGTACACGCAAAACCAATCTGGGGAGAAAATGGTAGATCACATGAAGAATTTGATATGTTAATGGCAGAAGAAAGAAGACTTAACTCAGAACTAGACCTTAGCTTCCAATACCAATGGGAAGGAAATGGATACTGGGGAAACAAAAACCATAAACCAATTGACTTTGATTATCAACCAAAAAAATTAATATAACAAAAATTACTATGGAGAAAATAATAGGCCACTACAAAGTATTAATTGAAACCATCCTTGATCCAGAAGGAGAAATAATATATCATAAGGTGATCTCACCTATATTCAATGGTAAAGCATTAAGGGTAATGAATGAGGATGACATAACAGAAGATGTTATAAAAACCCATATAGAGATAACAGATAATAGACGTCAACTAGATGATTGGTATCCAGATTCATTCTTTTAAAATACTAACGCACACCCTCATCATATATGTGGTGTGATTTTTTTTTGGTAATCCCAATATTATTCTTTTTATTTGTATCATAAACGATAATATTTATGGATATGAAATTAATTGACATTTTAAAAGAAAACAAAGACCTGATTTCCAATATCTTAGAGAATGATGAAATGGGCGAACCCGTTCAATCCGAAAAGGATGTACAAGTAATTAATGATCTTGAAAGAGAAATAGAATCTACTGATGTAAATCAGGACGACGATAGTCTTAGCATCCCAAAAAATACAGTTAGAACTGAATACAAATTCAGGGTGTCCAGTGAGTCTTCATTGAGACAAGCCATCGAGACCATCAAAAAGATGAGCAAGAAGTATAAAGTTCCGGAGCCAATCATTAATGTTGGTGAGAAAAAACGTGCGGGTTTCGGTTGGAACGATATCTGGGGCACGTACAGTTATTATGTTGATCTTATTCCTGTAACTGTAACTGTGGAAAATATTTTCAAACTACAAGGATTGGATGTCTTGGCCATTGTGGACAATACAACTGGCGGTAGTGTAAGGATTGGTGACGAGCCGGTTCCATCTGAGATGTTGACACCGTCTAGTGAGTGTCATCTTTGTAATGTTAATAGATATAGAGGAAAAAGTTATCTTGTAAAAGATACAGCAACCGGAGAGATCAAGAGATTCGGTGGGGATTGTGTTAAAAAAGTATTTGGTATTAATCCAGCCAAGTTTATTGCTGCCATAGCATTCTATGAAAGAATGGATGCAGGTTTTGATTTTGATCCTGATGATGAACCATCAGGTGGTGGCCGTCGTGGAATTTCTCCACTATTAACTGCTGTCCCAATTCCTTTGGCTATGGCTGTTGTTAAGTTTGCATTGGATTCAAGGGGTTATGTTAAAAAGGAAGGCGAATATATTAGCACTGGAAGTGGCTGGGGATCTAGACAAGAATACCATAGAACAAATAAAGGAAAAGCAACCGCTGATCTATGTGAAGATATATTATTTTCCGAGGATGAGATGAAAAAATTCAAACCTGTTAATGATTTAACTGAAAAGGTTAAAACATATTGGGAAAGCGTTGAAATTAAAGATCCAAGTAGTGGTTTCGGTGAGTTCTTACAATCAGTTAAAGATATCTTATCCTCTGGTGAATTCAGAGTAATTGATTGCAGCAAACTTATTTATGCTGTTCATGAATATACTGAAGGTTTAACCAGAGCTGAAAAGTCTAATGAGTATATCGGAACTGTTGGCGAAAAGTTATTATTCACTGATTTAAAATTATTGAATCATAAATCATTTCAAAGTCAGTTTGGTATGGGGCATATCTGGTCATTCGAAGATTCACTTGGTAATAAGGTAAAGAAGTTCGGAGAGCTTAATTCAGCATTTAGAACTGCAGAAGGAACTGAAGAATTATATGGTGAGTATAATAAAGGGGATATGTTTACCTTTATCGCGGATGTAAAGAATCACGAAGAGTATAATGGAATAAAGTCCACGCTCTTAGGTAGATTATCTAAGCCGACCCCACCAAAGAAATTAAAAGAGGAACTATCTGAGCAATTTAATAGATTCACGAAGTACTAGTTTTAATCTATATAATAAAGAAACCCCCGGAAAACTAACTCCGGGGATTTTTTTGGAAATATGGAATTAATTCTGTATATTAGCATTATAAATCTTAAATCAATACATTATGAGAAAGATTATAATATTATTAATAACAATATCAATCACATCGTGCAATCCTTACATGCACATTGGTGGAAGCGTTATGAGAAAACATAATACATCGTTGAATAAGCATAATGAGAGAAACAGCTATTTAAGCCACGAACAACTTATCAAAGAACAAAATAAACCAAATAAGAAACGTAGAGAAAATAAATTCTTATTTTGGTTATGGAGAAACATTTAAAATGAAAACCATCTAACTGTAGATGGGCAACAATGAAAGAACAAGGTAACAATAGAAGAAATAACATAAAAAAAATGAAAAAAGTCACTTATTACTCAAAAGTAAATGCGGATCTATGGTTAGAATTGAATAGGAGGATGATTAAAAAATCCAAAGCAATGATGGCCAATATGGTTCTAGATTTTAGTAACTACCCCAAAAAGAAACTCCCAGAAGATCATTGGTTTAACCACCAATCCGCAATAGATCTAGATTTAATGGAATATGAGCAAATCTTCATGGATAATTCATGCGAGATGTTAGATAAGATCTATACCTTATTATCAGATAAAGATAAAAATATTATTGACGAATACAATGAAGAACAGGCTAGAGAATCTATGGCTGAGCTGTATAGAGAATTATCATCAGACGATTACGGAGAAGGGGTTTATATGTCAGAAGGGGTGTATCTTCAGTCGGATGGAACGTTTACAGGGGAATAAATAAAACAAATTCATTATGGAAATATATGAGGATAACAGACATTTGGTCCATATTAAAGATAGGGAAAAATATCTTATAGATAACTATCCAAAAGGCGCACCACCAAAAATGGATACCAAAGTTAAATGCTTGCACTGCGGAAGCATATATTCGGTAAGAAACTATAAGGTGGTTAGAATCCCTGGCCACCATATTGATTATATCTCATGCGCCCACGCCCCAAGATGCAACGGTACTGCAATAGATTGGATGCCAATAACCCCAACAAGATTACAAAAAGATATCCATAAAGTATGGGATAACTATAAAGAATTCTTTTCTGATAAAATATATGAGATCAAAGGCAGAAAGGTAAGGAAGAAAGTTAAAGAACTAAAACATAATCGTGAGGTTACCATGAGACAATACTTTAAATTCATATATGACCTCTATGATACCTATGTGGTTATTGAAGAACTCCATCCAGACTATAATGTTCCAGATGAAGACAAACTGGAGGTAAAAGCAAAGAAATATGGTTTATAAGGAACTCCTACAAGACCCTAGATGGAAAGCTAAAGCCTATGAGGTAAAACGGAAGGATAAATTCACATGTCGGGGGTGTAAAAGAAATAATAAGATTCTACATGTACATCATGGATATTATATCAAAGGTAGAATGCCATGGGAATATGATAATAAAGCTTTATATACCCTATGCGAAACCTGTCACAAGATAGAACATTATAACATAAAACATCAAATGGTTTATGAGTCGGTACAAGAATTAAGGAAAGCCACCAGAAAACCTGTAAAAAAGAAAAATAATGGATTTAAGTAATGAATCAATATGGAAAGAAATTCCTGGATATGACGGAGTTTATTTTGTAAGTATGAATGGTGAGGTATATTCTAAACATAGAAATAGATTACTCACACCATTAAAAACAAATAAAGGTTATATTAATGTTACGTTGCAAAATGGTTATAAAAGAAAAAGACATTTTATACATAGATTAATTGCAACTGCATTTATTCCTAATACAGAAAATAAACCAGAAGTAAATCATATTAATTTGATTAAAAATGATAATCGAATAGAGAATCTTGAATGGGTCACAGGAGATGAGAATATTAAACACTATATCGATACTGTTGGGGTTTCTTTAGGTAGACTCGATAAACCTGTCCTTATGGTTAATAAAAAAACAAATGAAACAAAAACCTTTAATTCAGTAAATGAAGCTACAAGGTATTTTTACCCCGATCTTAAAAATGTTGCTTTAAGAAAAAATAGTCAAAGAATTAGAAAGGTTTTAAGGGGAGATGTAAAATCATTTAAAGGTTATATCTTTAAATTTATATAGTATATTGTTAAAGCCCCTAAGCACTTTATGCGAAGGGGCGATCATACTACCTGCTTCGCAGCGAGCAATCGAGAGATTGCGAGCCCTATATGTTCACGTTTGTTCTCTGTTCACGATCCGTGAACAACAGTATTTTGTGAACACTAACTTCCTGGTTTGGCGCGTTTTTACTTCCGGATTTGGCACAATAAATGGTCTAAAATCTGCACAATAGAAACATGCCAAAAAGTCCATATTTATGCAAATATATGTGTATAATACTGCCATTTTAGGTACTGATTCCATCGTAGCTGATTTTATAGCGATACAAGCCCCACTAGGGGCACTTTTTTTGGCTAGCTGTATTACAATCGCAAAAAGTGGGAGAAAATGGGGATAAGTGGGAACTCTCCAGGAAGTGTACCTTGTGTGACTCACGACCCACAAAAAAAATAATTTGGAATTTAAACAGTTTTATATGATCTCGCCCTCTCCCATAAAGGGGATCGAGGGCTCGCCTGCTTGCGCGCGTCCGGTGTATTACGGGCCGATTTAATTGTGCATAAAAGAGGGGATATATTGTGCATAAATAAGGGGATGTCATACGGCTCCGCAGGACGAGCCCAGTATGGTACTGGGCGAGCATATATGTCCTGGCGTGTCATACGCAATTTTAAAATAGTTTTATTTAGAATGCTCGCCAGTCAGTACTATACTGACCGGCTCGCTGCTGGACCGTCATACAGTGGGCCAGTCATACGCGGTCATAAGATAGACGCATAAAAAAACCCAGAGGGTTAGTCTGGGCGTCATACAGCGAGGACCAGTATGGTACTGGTCCGAGCATCTTATGATACTTTTATTGTAATGTTGTCATACGAGTGGATGTCTATGGGTGATAGATCTTCTATCATTTCATATATACTATCTTTTATAGCGTCTATAATTACTCTTGCGGTGTGATCGCTTGCTTTTGGTTTTTCTACCATGGTGACATTGATATCTGCTTTAATACTTGGAGCCAGGATTTCTTCGTTGTGTCTTTTTACTTCACCAGATATGGTGTAAGTTATGTTAAGAGGTTGCTTATATGTTGGTAGTGTTTTCTGCATATAGTTAAGAACCTTGGTTAGCTTTCTTTTTCTAACATCTATAATATCGTTTACTTGTTGAAAGTTAATTGATTTTGTTAGATTGGTTCTAATTTTCTCTTCGAGGCTTCTATATGATTGGAGCCCGAATATGTTTGATCTTTGTCCGGTGACCATTGGGGTCATTTCACCCAGGGCTTCATATTGTTCTATGATTACCTTATTGATCATCCATTCTGAATTTTCTATGTGATCGCCGGCCACTTCGGCCACACGTTTTAGGGCCATTAGGTACAGGTCCACACCTACATGCGGAGGAGTGTTCTCGATGAAGATGGATATGGATACAATTGTCGAGTCTCCAAGCTCGCCGGTCTTCACGTATATTCTATATTCATATGGGTCATCTTTGAATACCTGGCCGGCTAGTCCCGCTAGCGTCTTGCCGGTAATGGATAGTTTTGTTGGTTCGTTTTGTTCTCTCATGTTATATAAATATTAAAAAAAGGGGATCCGATTCCTCAGGTCCCCTTTTGAACAAACCTATACCAGGAAGCTTATGAAGCTGTCTTAAGAAGTGAGTTACGGTACATTACTGCAGCACGCTTAGAAGTTAAGTTCTTGCTGTAGCGCTCTCCGTTTAGAATCATTCTTACACGGTAACTAGTACCGTCGAAGTAAATGTTTGGTGCCACTGACGAATAGGTCAGGGGCTGGGACTGAGTTGCTTTTGTTTTTTTCATATCATTTATTAATTTATAATAAAATATAAGGAAAAAAACTGGAACAAAAAAATCTGGGGCAAATATATTTTGAAATAGTTTTATTTAATCTTCATCATCGTCCATCAGGAAGTCATCCTCATCTTCGTCCTCAAGGTCAATGAATGTTACCAGCATTCCAACAATCTGGCCGCCATCATTTCTGGCCACCTGCAGCGGGTACATTCCATCTCCCCATCCGCTTGAGGAAACCACACCTGTGTCATACGCTCCATACCGAAGTGGCTCACCCAAGGTGATCTTACACATCTTTTCATACCAGGCGTCACCGTCCTGGTAATCACCTGCAACAGAGAATTTAATACGCGGCGTTGAGATACCTGCAGCTGCAGCATCGTTTCTGTATGACGCGGCATCAAAGATCCCCAGCTGCCCACTGTCAACCCCGCAGCTTGAATGATCGACATAGTCTAGATGCTTCTGGTAATAATCCTCGTGTATGACGAGTAGCTCAGCACACCTGTCGGTTTCAGGATCTTCATTCACCTGGGAAATATATCTTCCAGGTAATACATCTGTTAGTACTGTTTGGCACCAGGTTGGTCTACTGTAGCAAGGGTCGCTAACAATAACATTGCTTGATAGGTTAATAACTTCTGTCATACGAGTGTTTTTTTATTTTAGTGAAGTTAAGAATATTTTCTTAAAATCAAAAATTATTTTGGAATTGATATTCTTCCTTTGCGTATAACTCCAGGTTGAAGTCTTCTTCCAGTTCGTTCAGGATGCTGAGGATGGCGTTAGCTTCTTGTTCGGTAAATTTAATACCAATTGCTTGACAATACTGGACATGAGATCTTCTTGACTCTATCCATAGCTTTAAGATTTGAGGATTCATATAGTTTTATTTTAAATGATTAGGTCCCTTAAATAATTGTGGGGCCCATGTAGTTTTCGTTAAAGATCCTTCTGTCTGGGACCGGTAGATCGGCATCCGGTTCCTTCACATCAATCATCGCAACCGGGGTTGCGGTAATCATATCCGGCTGGTCCCACTCATGAATTTCGTATACTGAAGCTAGCCCGTTGATGACACTGTCATGTGCTTGGACAGCAGCTGTCCTTGCATCAGGAGCATCTACATCGATCTCCCATACAACTCTAAATGATCTATCTTCCATTTGAAATAGTTTTATTTAAGATTAAAAAGTGTGATCCCGCTGCGCAAGCTTGCAGCACAAGCGGGAGCTAGCCCGACTGGCGGATTAGAATTCTTCAGGCTTCTGGACATGATATTCCCAGTCCCTTTCATCCATATTATCCCAGTACTCATCACGCTTCTCATCATAGTCTGGGTCGTCTTCATCACCGTCATAATCTGGGGTTACATCTTCCAGGTAGGTTACTTCCAGGATAACAACTTTGTTTATCATATCAAAGATAACTTTACCTTCCGAGCCGTCGTTATTAAAATCTGGCTGGCTCTGCGCTTTGTCAAATATGTGCCATATGTAATCATCAGCAATGGTTAAAAAACTATCCTCATCAGTTTGTGATGATTCAATTTCATTACCTGCTGAATCTTTCATTATGAAATCAAAGAATGAATCAAAGTTATCACCTGCGCCCTGATAAGCGACTTCAAATGTGGCGACACCAGGGAACTTTTCTGCTAGTTGAGCGATTGTTTCTCTTTTTGTTTTTTTTATTTCAGACATAATAATAAGGTTTATGGGTTAATCAATATATTCTCTAACTGTTTTTGTTTCTGTTCTAACTATTCCATCTGGGAAGCGTAGCTTGGCGGATGATGGTGCTTCTCCCAGGCCGTTATTCATCCAGGGCTTGAGCTGCAAGTTTTCCAGCCAGTCTTGCGGCGTCGGGATATACTTCATATGATAATCCTCCAGGATGTGAAGCTCGCAGATATCTTTAACGCTTACGCTTCTACCATCCGAGTTAACTATATATTCACCATACAGGGGAATGATTACCTCGAAGATAAAGAACATATTATGCGTTAGCAGCCTGTGCCTGTTATCAGGAAAATACTTCTTGCTGCAATCCATCTTGGCATGGATGGATACATAGTCGTCTGTACATCCTCTCCATTTCTTGACAGAGGACTGTGCGTGTATAAGTGGTGTTGCCATTATGCTGGTATTAAGGTGAAGAATTTAATTTTGATATCTTTTAATGGAGTAACGGCGGAATCACATAATTCAGGGTTCTCAACATTAGTCCCGTAGATTAAGCCGTTGCCCATGAACTCTCTACCTTCCAGTTGAAATCCATAATCGGTTCCGTTAATTAATCCTTCCTCATCAACCCATAGAGTATCTCCATTCTCCCAGTAAAAACCAATCTCCACCATGTCGACCTTCAGGATTAAGTATTTGTCTTCCAGCTGTCCCTTATTCTCAATAATGGATACCTGACGATTTTTTGCATCAATGAATATAGCTTTCATATAAATCTATTTTAAATTCTTTTTAAATCTGTTGATTGGGAATCTCATCCCGTAGAAGACATCGTTTCTGGTGAGTCCCTGCAATCGCATAATCTCCCAGTAGTTATCATAAAGATAATCGCACCAAGTATCTGTGCGCAGGGGTTTGCTTGGGTCGTTGTCCCATACACCTCGCTTGTCATATGCATACTTCACCCAGAAATCCATTAGTTCTCCTTTTGTTAGAGCTTTCATATAGTTTTATTTAAAAGGTTATTCATCTTATTAATTTCTCCATCCAGTAAACTAGTTAGCTTCTCCATCTCCAGCTTCCAGTCGTGGTGAGCTTTGCTTCGCTTATTTAATTGTGGGAGCTTTAATGATTTCAACTCCCCAATCTTTTGTTCGATTTGATTCTTAGTCATCTTATTGTCCGTTTTCGATTTCATAACTACCACAGTTATAGTTGATGATGCTGAAGAACTTTAAATACTTGATACAAGTATCATCCGCTCGGTTAATAGCTTCACGCAGATTATTATCTACAATCGCTTGAGCGAAGCTACCGCCCATCATAACTTTATCACGAGTCATCAATATTGATGCTGCAACATCTATTGCGTGTTGCTCCTCAACTTTCCATCTTGCTGCCCATCTTTGCGCAGCCGCTTTGTACTTTGCTACTTTTTCCATTGTTTTATTTTTTTTGTAATATTAAGAAATGTTTTTTAATTCCACAAATAAAGTTTTCCCCATACTAACAATGTTGTCATACGATTCATTGTCCACATTCTGTCCCCCGCATAACCAGTTGGGCTGCACGCGGGGATTATATGACAGCTGCTCATAATTTTTTAGCTGTGTAATACTTGGCCCATCTAGATCTGCCAGGATGTTGATCTCGTTGCAGAGAATCCAGGCACATACGCTTTTGTGCGCGCCCTGGTGAATCTTGCTAGCTGTTGATTTCTGGTTCTTAATTGTGCAGCCCGTCATACGCAGCTGTACAGCATCCGGGTTTACATACCTAGCCGGCTGTCCTGGAATGTCAATCTTCCAGGTCATATAATTCTTACCGGCTGCCAGGTTAAATCTAACTTTAATTGATTTCATATAGTTTTATTTTAAAACTTCAAAGTGCTTGTTAAAAAATTCTTCGCTAACAATTTTCTTTGCTTCCCTGTTTGCGATTTCATTACCAATTAATTTATCTCCACGCTTCGTAAACAGGACCGCCGCATCAGGCCAACCCCATACGCCGCCTTCGCGTAGTACATGGATAACATTGGTAAAAAATTCTTCATTTGCTTTTACTTTATATGGTTCCATTGTTTTTTAGATTAGATTGTAAAAGTAATAAACCTGGTTGATTATACCAAGAAATTTTTTAACTTCTTTAAAAAGATTTGTTTTAAAAAGTCTTCGTCAATGTCACCTGGTTTTAAATCGTCGCTCTTTCCCAGGTACTTCCTGAATTCTGTTTGCTTACCGTTAACATTGAAGATGCATCTGGCGTACGTGTAGTACGTGCCAGCTTTTTCAAGTTCTGTATAATAGATCTTTACATCCCTGGTAGATCTTATCTGCTTTAGGTGATCATTAACGATTTTAAAATCCGCCAGGAGCCTTTGTAATACCTGGTCCCGATCCATATAATCCAGGACCTTATTGCGCCTGGATGTCCATCCGATTTTATCTAGCTCCGCCTCATCAATTTTACTCGGCTTTCTCACTAGCGTTGATAGCTGTTCTAACATAATTGAAATTGTTTTATTGTATAATTTTTTGTCATTACTATTCTATGAATCAGGGCTAGATCTTCCATCCTGAGATCGCTGTAAAAAACAAAACGATCATTATGGTCTTCGTTAACTGCCATCAATTCATTTGATACGCCGTCAATTCCAGTTATAATAACATTTTCAGTGCCCTCATGTATTGTTGGCCTATAATATATTACCGTGCACTCAACTGGGCGATTAAATGTTATCAGGTATTCGTCTTTCTCCAGACGGTTATCTGTTATCATTGTAAGGATAATCTCCTTATGGAGAGTATCGCGCATTCTAGAAATTTCCATTACATAATCCATAGTGTGTTTTTTTTTTTACAATGTTACAAAATATTTTCTTTGGCAACAATAAATTTACTTTTAGATAAATCTATTTTATTTCTCACCTTCTTATACTTCAGGCCGATCACGACCTTCCCTGGATCTTGATATCTCATATCATATGCATCGCCGTCAACGACCTGGACGCCCCAGTACTGTGCAGGAACCTCTTCAAATACTACAGCTACTCTGATCTCCTGCTCAAGGGCCAACAGTGACTCAGCAATATTATTTCCGCTGAAGCTAAAAGTCAAATCATAGTTACTGTATTTTTTCGCGAGCTGTATACGCTTGAAGACTTTAGTATAATCATAGAACTGTACATCTGGGAACAGCTCCAGGATGTTTTTGCCATCCAGGTGAAACTGTTCAGGGCTTAAGTCACTAGTACCGTTCAGGCGCACGCTGAAGTTCTTGCCAGCTGCAATTGCTTTACGCTGCGCGCTTCTGATCTCATCGATAAGCCAGCCCATAAAGAAAGGACGATTCTCAAAAAATAACTTCGTCTTGGTAATACGCGCCTTATTAATTGTATTATCATGAATATCGATTCTGTTATGCCCGCTCTCATTTAAGCAGGCAGCTGTGCATTCTTTGCTGCGCATAGGGCAAACCTCGTAGCCGCTAGATTTAGCAGGAGCCAGATAAAGGATGTAGGTCATCTCGTCATACTTGAGTCCTTTTGCGATCTTTGAGCTAGTGTTGATCCCACCTAGATAGCTCAAGCCTGTAATACGCTTTGCGTCGGCTTTTGTCTTGTAATTCATAAACAGAAATTTTTTATGCATGACTATATATTTTTTGTGTATGCGAAGATAAATAAAATTATTTAATTAACAAAATATTTTTTTTGTTACCAGCTCAATTCAAATTTGCTCCAGATAGTTTCATCTAGCTCCCAGCTTTCTGGTTCAGGTAATACGAGCCAGTTCAATGCGTCCTTAATAATCTCTTCTCTAGTAGTCCCTTCAGGCCAATCCTTTATATAGGCTTTTCCCTCGCCTAGAGTCTCCCAGATCTCATCAGGACTCATATCTTCTGTGAGCCTATCTTGGTAATACGTGCTAACCTGATTTTCATCATTATGGTAAACAGATACCACGCCACCATCTTCGACGATTACATCGAATTCCATTTCGTCATGTTGATTGATTCTATATTTCATATTGTTTCATTTTTAACACCAAAGTATAATATTGTTGCTGACCCTGATTCAACTGGAATCTCCAGCTGTTGACATATTTGATTCCACGCGTCACCAGTAAAATCTTCAGGATACAAATCTACATAAGCTCCATTAGGTTTTGCTGTCCATTTGTTGGATTCGATATGATGCAATTGCACCTCCGTTAAAAAGTATTTTGATTCTTCTGACATGATTAAATTATTTTAATGAATATATTATTGAAGTTTATCTGGTCATTGTTAGTCTGAAGCTCGAAGCCCTTGAGACTCCATACTAATCCCTGAGCTTCAGCTTCCTTAATAAATTCTTCAGGGTTGTCCGAGATTCTGTACTCATCAGGTAGTAAATCCACATCAATGCCATAGACTCTGATCTGCTCTCTGGCATAATCCAGTACTTCTTTGCGTGCCGTTTCGCTGGCTGGTATAAATTCCATATAGTTTTATTTTAAATTACGCTGTTGATTAATTCAATCTGTGCTTTGAAGCCATCATCACTTCTATCCCATCTATCATCCAACGCCCATTCAGCATCCTCCTGTAGTGTAATTAGGGCATCGACCAGCGGAGTAGTACAGGGATCGAAAACGCTGGAGTCCAGCGTGGTCATATCCAATGGTAGCTCATCATTAACAGCCAGTTCAATTAGAATGTCTTTTAACTTCTTATTGAAGTTAGCAATCTTAGAATCTCTTTCTAAATTTTCCATATAGTTTTATTTGTTTTCGTTTTGATAATCTGTGAGTGCTTCATTGAATTCATCATCCAGTTGCTTTAATTCTTCTGGTGATAAGAAATCCAGTTGCTTCAGCGTGGAGGCGTATTGGCTTCTGGCTTCATCTTCATCATCTTCTACCCAGCATTCCATATTGCTTCTTATTTCGTGCCAGAATAAATCTGCATCAATTTTATATGTCCCTGCATAATAATCCAAACAGAATTCTTCCAGTACCACCCCAGAATCAACAACCAACTTTCCTGCGAACCAGTCACCAGTTTCATCATATGTATGCTCGATATGTAGCCTGTACTGGTTTGATAGTAATTTAGTAAATCCAACAACAGGCGACCAAGCAGATTGAAATCCCATAGTAATGCATTCGCCATCATCTTCCATCGCCTCGATAAAATCCTCAGCAGACTTCTGCCACTTACTTCCATAAACACGAAGGTTATGTTCGTACCAGCCATCTATCTCATCCCAATCATTTTCTCTGCCCACCAGATAGTCATACGAACCACCCCATACCTTTGGATTCGCAGTCATATCTTCAAGCATAAACATAAGTTTAGCACGAAGTCTTTTGATACCTTCACCAGATTCATCTGAATCTGAAGGCGAAATAATTAAGTTGTTCCAGCACCAGTTTGGCATATGATTATTATTTTGTTTTGCAAATATAAACTTATTTTAATCCCAGACAAATTTTTTTGTAATAATTTTTAATAAAAAAGAAGACGGGAGAAACGACTAACCCGTCTTCAGGATAACTAACCTTTACTAACCCAGCTTTCCTTTTATTTGGTGTAATACGAATTCACCTTCCTTCTGATAACCAACGCTGAAGTCATCAGAATTTTTATCGACGAAGCATATTCCACGTAATTTTTTTCCATCTGAATGAACAGATAGTTTACTCATAAATGAGTTAAATGATCTTTCTAACTTACTGGTCAGATCACTATTACTATTAGTGATGACATATTTACTACCATAGCGTTTAAACCTAATTTTATGTCTCTCACTTTTCAAATCCTCCGCCAGTAACTTCTTCAACCCACCAAGTGATCTCTTGATGACTGGAAGGTTGTTTGTGTTTTTTGTTGTCATACGAATTTTATTTTTTGTGAATAACTTCGCAAAGATAATGAAGTTTTTCCACATATGCACATTTGTTTTATTTTTACTACTGGAAGGTTAAACAAAAAGAAGGTGGAACTGGGGGAAGTCCCACCCCTTTAACAAATCACCAAACCAAAAAAACAAAACAAAATAAATCTATTTTAAAGTCCTTCGACTAATGGAAGTAATACGAACCAAGTTATTATGAACCAGAATACTACCAAAGCGAATGAACCATACATCTCCCAGAATTCTTTTCTGTCATTATACCAAAGGTCTTTTGAGCCTTGATATAATTCTTTTATCATTTCTACCATCTTTGATTAGTATTATAGTTATTATTATAATTTCCTCTCCTTTGATTTTGATATGGTCGTTGTTGATAACCACCACCCATATTATTATTGTAGTCTTCACGAAGTCTATCGTGTAGGTCTTCTCCGCCACCAGCATCTTCTTCCGACCAATCATTAGATTGATATTCTCCCGATAGTGCTTTCTCTCCTAACTCCTTAATAGTTTGAAGGTCTTCATTCACAATTGAAAATGAATCGTTTTGGAAATTAACACGGGTAGCATATTTCTGCGTGGTCTTTTCAAAAATTCTAAATGCAGTAGTTACTTGCTCTAAATTCACTAATGTGGTTCTACCCGTTTGCGTGTAGGTTAATTTAATAATTGTAGACATAATTGATTTAATTTAAGTTTGAAATAAATTTATTTAAAAGTTTCGTATGTATTAACAAAGATAGGGGTTTGCTCTCCAACATATGCGCAGAAACAATTGAATTCTAAAAATTCCCAAGCCTCCTCCTCAGTCATCGGTTCTAAGTCCGTTTTATCTTCGGCCTCCATTATGCTCTTATAATCCATTTCCAGTAATAAGCGCACCATCCATTCCTTTGAATAGACTAACTGGCCATTATCAGTTATACCGATTACGGCTCTATCATAGCCATCCTTACTACCATCAAACCCATCGGGTTTTAGTGCTGAACAACCCTCAGCGGTTTCCATTACAAATTCTAAATCGACATTGTGTAAATTTTCCATTTGAATTAAATTTAATTGGTTAGTAATTTATTTTGTAAAACTACAAATAATTTATTAGAATATCTCAAATCCTCCACAAACTTTTAGAAATGAAATAAATCTTTTTAAATGTCCAAGTGATATTGAGTGAGCCGGCTGAACCACATCACCAGATTTTGTAACAACGCTTGAATATAAGATTGTACCATTAGGATACTGAACCGATATTCCTTGTGGTTTCACAAATTGATTAGTGTTTGTATCACACCACATATCCAAGCAGATAAACATTCGATCATCATCACCTTTAAGAAAAGGATGGTCTTTAAGATACCTCTCTATTTTATCAGCCAACACATTACACTCCTTTTGAGTTCTTAATCCACCACCATCATTATGACCCCAATTCTTTGTATCAAAATTGAGATTATTTTTCATTGACAAATACTCACACAAATAGTGAATAGGTCTCCAAGACCATAAGTTCGCGTGGAAGGTTTCTCCTTCGTTATTAATTGGATTCATACCCATTACATCCATTCCCATAATATTATTGTTTAATTAGGTTAGCTAATTTATTTTCAAATTCCTCACGCATTCCCTCCTCATCAAAAATCTTTTTGGTTTCATCTACATTACCATCTTCACCTTCGGGGTGATAGAATGCAATATCAACACTAATGGTATTATCTGCAACCTTCTGCATTGTAACTGAATATTCAGTTTCATTAATAGTATCCATATGCTGACTGCCGGCATATCTATTTTGTGAGTGAACAACCACTACTGAGTGAGAGCCAATTTGCTCCCACCCCTCAGTAATCATTTCATTAATTCTATTGTTCAATTGAGTGCTTGAACTTGCAACTATTATTTTATTAATCTTCATCTTCATCAGTATTAAAAGTTAATTCACATTTGTTATTCACCATCTCAATAATTTGTAGCAACCAATCCAATTGTGGAAATTGGTACACACGAACTGAATGAGTTTCACCCGAATTAATTTCGTACATATGAATATGCACTTCGGGGTCACCATCTTCATCACGGCACGCACTCACCGAATGAATTTCGTAATTATCTTGCATCACTAATTCACCCTCACCAAAATTAACACAAGTATTTTTCATACTTGTTTCGTGAACAACCTTTGCAATTTGACCAATATTAAAATTTTGAATGTCATCTTGACTAACTTGGTCTTTAACTGCTTTGGTCATTAACATTGCGAATACTGCGGTTTCAGTATCTCTGCCGTGCTTAAAATAAGATTCACGGATTGCATCAACAATTGGATTTGCTTTCATAATAATTAAAATTGATAGTTAAGATTAAATGTAACATTTTCTTTGATAAAGTCTAATACCTTGTCTGCGTAATACGAACTCGTTAATTCATTTAGGTAGTTATCCATTTCGTTAGTAACATTGGTTGCTCTAACTTGAAATTCTCTACCCATAATTTTCTGCTTACTATTCCAATCAAGTGCATCAATAGTAACCGATTCACTTGTAGTACACACTTGGATAATTCCTCCGATTGCGTACTCCCCGATTTTAAATGTTTTCTTTGCCATAGGTTAAATTGTTTTGTTTAGCAAAAATAAATAAAATTATTTAATTACCAAAATTATTTTTTTGGTTCATCAAGAATTCGATAAACATCGTCATACGGCTGAACTGCCAGACTTGAACCATTATCCCATTTTACGTGGATCTGCCCTATACCATCAATTGATTGTATTACTCCGCGTGTATGCGGTGGCGGTGCTTGTGGATCATCCATTTTAATGATCTCAATAATTTGACCGATCGGCCATTTGTTGTTTGTAGTTGTCATACGAACTTTATTTAAAGGTTAATAATCTTCATACATCTCAGCATTCCTTTCAATAACATAAGCAAAACACGAACGCACATTCCATATCAAATCTTCCTCCGTACTTTTTGCTAAACCAATCCAATCATCAGTAGACTCAAATTCATCATACGCGAATTCCCATATCAAATCTACAAGATTTGCACGAAATTCCTTGATCGAATTTTCATTGGTGATCAACATATATTGGTAATACGCGATCAACCTATCGTGCAGATCATCCAACTCCGCATCGGACAATCTCATATCCTCGAAATCACCAGGTTCAAACTTCCATATTGATTGGGAGAATTCGCCACGCGTAAAGATTAAAGTTTTAGAGTCTAACATAGTGAACGCAATTTAAATGAAATAATTTAAACCAACAAATTTATTTTTTGTAATAAGTAAATTAAAAAAGATCCCGCACCCGTATTACGAATGCGGGACTAACTACTTAAAACGGCAATTTAATACTATTCACCAGCATAGTGGCTATTTTCCCAATTCTCCAAGACAATGGTTCTTTTTTTCGATTAAGTTTATATCCGTCAAATTCCATAATGGTTTTGGGATTACCTTGAAAATAAGGAGTCGGCTGGATATAGTCTCGACTAACATTAAACATAACAACCCATTCATTAAAAGTTATATCACTTTTAAATTCGCTTGTTCTACATTTTAGTTTCTTTTCCATAATTGAAATAGTTTTAATTAATAATTCAAATTTAAGAATAAAATGGATAGGGACAAAATCCCTACCATAATTATTTCTTAGTGTTATCCCAAACCATATTTTTGCTGGACTCATAATATAGTTCCTCCGTAGACTCACCACCATTTTCATCTACCGACATCACCTCGATAGTTTCATCAACTTGATCCCAAGAGATAGAACTATGCTCATCATCTTTAACGAACTTAATAGCCTTTTGCTTGGCCTCCTCCAAAGAGTTAGCCTCAATTTCAAAAGGGGTGCGATACCAAGTTGTAACCTTTGTGTCTAAATAAAAATCAAATGATTTCATTTTAATTAAATTTATGTAGTTTTAAAATAAGGGGCGAGCGTAATACCCGCCCCATTAAGATTAAGAAATTAATTGGCCTAATTCTGCGAACACCTCGCGTTCTCTACGGCCATACACTCCGAACAATTTGTTCTCGTTGCTATCGCCCTTTAATTGATGTGTAGTGTACTTTGTAATACCTGAGAACAACCCCCAGATATTACTACCCTTGTCTTGCACCTCACCCATAATATTCACCTCCAAATCGGATAGAATATTTTTCTTGCGAGTAGACAAAGTAGACAAGTCAGCCAAACGCTCCTCACCCTCTAAATTAAGGATGCGAGTTAAAGCCAAATCCTTAACGGATGCAAAGCCTTTTGATTTAAGTGCTTTAAGTAATACGGCACTAGGCTCGTTGATAGAAACACTATCCATCTTTACAATCTGCTGGAAAATCTTTTCCTCCGCGCGTAGTACATCCTCAATCTGCATACAAATTAAGTCGATACGCTCGTGCATCTTTTGTGTATGACGCACTTTGTTAGCCATCTCGCGATAGTTAGCAAAGAATGTGTTTTGGCAAGAGATAGTTAAATTACTATGGCCAAACGCAAGAGAGGTAGAGCCATCAAAACTATTCACACAAGTTAGATACCCTTTAACCATATCTTTGTTCACGCGCTGGTCTTTTGTCTTTAATTGAACATAGACCTTTTGACCTTCGCCAAAATAACCGCCCTTGTGTAAAGGTAAATCCATCTTACCACTAATGCGGTCAAGGATTTCCATCATCTCTAAATTCTGCAAAGGATGATAACCCTTGCCATGTACTCCAAGAATAGCATTATTATCCGTTCGGACAATAGCAATGCTATCCGTTTCAATGTTACTCTCTGCGGTAACTAATCGTTCGCCTTTAACGGCCCAATTCAAATTCGCTTGTTCTAAAATTGACTTTTGCATAATGGATAAAATTTAGGTTTAAATAAAATTGTTTCGCAAAGTTAAATAAAACTATTCCAAATAAACAAATAAGATTTATATAAAAATTATTTAAGTTTTTTTTTCGGTGCTAACTTATTGATTTTCAATAGATTAATGCCAGAAATAAAATAAATTTAAAATAATACCAAAAATATATTTGTGTATGTGAAAACTATTTCCGTACTTTGTTGACACAAACCAAGAGGGATTGCCGATGCCCTATCAAGTAGGCACTAATTTAGATTCATTATGAATAAGAACAAAACAAGAAACCGCATTTCAGTAGCTGAATTAAGAGAGTTATTAATGGCGGTAAAAGGACACCCATTTAGCCATTGGGCTTTAATGACAGAGGCTACATTAGAGGGCGGTAAGCAAGTAAAAGCACAATTCGGGGGAGTTGTTTACAAGTTTGCTACCTACACTATTGTTGCAAATCGCAAGTATGATAGAGCAGTAGAATTATTAGCAGAAAAACTAAATCTAGATTTTGCTAATTGGACACCGCAACCGCATTTATACGCAGACCATTTAAGCGGTAATGTTCTTTATCATAGAGCAGATGTAAATCTACCTATTGAGCAACGCAGATTGTACGCACAATTTATGTTGCACAAAGATTGCCAAAGAGAAGCGGAGTATTATGATTCTCAAATGCGACCGCTAACCTTAGACCAAGTTAAGCCTTATTTTAGGGATAACACAAGTAAAAAGCAGTCCGATTTTGGTATTGCAAAGCAAGACCAAATTCCTGTAATTAACCCATCCTTAAATTCCATTAGGTCGGTTAGTTTGAATGGCGAAATTTACGATGTTTTCGCTGAGTTGTAAGACACTTTAACCATTGGGGTAGGTAGTTAGCCTACCCCTTAATTTAAACCCCTTAAATCGCTTTAAAATGACTACTAGACAAATCACCGAACCAAGCCAAGCACTCGCGTTTCTTTTAGGCGGTAACGCGACCGCCACATTTGTTGGCACTACAAACCGCTTTACTTATAAGGTACGCAAAGCAGAGGATAGCGACCTCTATTTTGTGTCAGTTTTAAGAGGCTCAAATAATGAGGCGGACTATTCCTACATTGGATGCTTAACGGAGCAAAGAGGCTTTTACCAAACTGCCAAGAGTCAGTTTAAGGGACTGCCACAAGCACTGGCGTTTAGTTGGATATTCGCCCACTTGCAGAAGGGTATCATAGACAGCCGTACGGAAATATGGCACGA